GAACAAGGATTCATTTCCTTCCTGCCCGAGGATGACCACTATCCGGCGAACCTGATGGAAGTGCTGGAAACGATCCGGCAGTCCGGCGCGACCAACATGCTGGACGCTCCGGTAGTTGCCGGACTCGCCGGGCAAATGGGCGAAACCGAGGTTGCCGGGTGGATTGACAGTCATCGGCGTGAATATGCCGGAATAATTTTTAACGGCAGGCCGAACTGCGAAACAAGGGAGACAAAACCATGTGCGGACAATGCGGAATAATAATCGGGAGCCGGGAACGCTCTCCCGATGACCTGAAATATTTCAGGGAGGTATTTCAGCGGCTTCTTTTGCTGAATCAAAAGCGGGGCCATCACGCCGCCGGAGTCGCGGTGATTAACAGCGACTGCGGTTACCAGTTGCTGAAACGCCCGCTTGAAGCATCGGAGTTTGTGAAACTTCCCGAATATGGTGAATTTATGGATTCATTGAAGGAAAACACGACGCTGATCATGGGGCATACCCGTTTTGCCACGGTCGGCGATATTGAAAAAGCGGAAAACGCTCATCCCATCAGGTCGGGAAGCTGTCTCGGCACCGTCAACGGCACGATATTCAACGCCGACGCGTTGTTCAGAAAATTCCGGCTGACGCGTTTCGCCGAAGTCGACAGCGAACTTATCGTGCGGCTGGCCAATAAATGCGCCCCGGAAGGCAGGCTTCAAATCGGGAATTTTCTGAATTACCTGAAGCACTGCCGGGGACAACTGGCGGCGGTTCTCGCCTCGTACATAGTCCCGGAACAGGTAATGGTTCTCAAAGGCAACCGCCCTTTGAGCCTGTTTTACAATCCGAAACTGAACGCAATTATTTATTCATCCGAAACCACTCATATCATGGCAGCCCTGCGAGGCGATAAAAACTGGCTCAAGTTAAATCTGGCTCCCATGACCTGCATCGTTTTCAATGTCGAAAATCTCATAACCCCAAAAGCATATCCATTGAGGTTCATCCCTCAGGAAAGGAGGAAAAAGCAATGATTAACATTTCTATATTCTGCTATGGTACGCTCAAGAAAGACTTTCCCAATCACCATTATTGCCGAAACGCAATAAGCGTCGAACCGGCAACCGTCTGCGGCAAACTCTACCAGTTACCGCCCGGCTATCCTGGCTTGCAGGTGCCGAATGACAGCATACTTCTGACGGGAATAAAGGACGCTTTCGAGTCAGCGCAGGAACAGTATCAGGAAAACAACGACATGGACTTTGAATTCAAAATCCATGACGGCTGGAATACCGTTTACGGCGAACTCATAACCTTTGCTGACCCTGAACGGGATATCCCGCCAATCGACAAACTCGAAGGGACGCCTTTCTATTATGACCGGGTGCTGATTCCCGCCAGAAAAACGGGCGGCTCAATTATCGCCGCATGGGCTTATGTCATGTATGAAATTCACTTTTCCGCCCGTTATTTGCCGGACGGAATCTGGCCGCCCAAAGAACTTAAGTTTGAAAAGGAGGCATAACAAATGGCTAAAGAAAAATTAAGAAACTGCCCCGACTGTGACGTTGCTCCCGGACAACCTCATCATGACGGCTGTGATATCGAACGCTGCAGCGTCTGCGGGCTTCAACGGCTCGGTTGCACCTGTGAGGGGCATGACCCGCAATTCGCTCGCTGGACCGGTTTATGGCCGGGAGATGCCGAATCCCAATTGATGGGTTTGGACTTGAATCAATTCTATATGACTGGTGCCTATAAAAGTTTCATGATCAAACCGGAGGATAAACGATGACAGATGACAGGAACAGAACCTCCGTCCTGCGCCAGTTAACTGCTTTAAAGAAAATGACGCGCGGTGAACTCGACGACAAATGGCGTGATCTTTACGGTTCCGAACCGCCAAGATTTCGCCGGGCTTTTCTGGAACGCCGGTTAGCGTATCGCGTCCAGGAACTTTTTTACGGAGGGCTGGATGAGCCGGTCAGGGAAAAACTGGACGAAATAGCCGCCAAGGCCGAAGGGAAAAAAACTAAATCACAAGTCGAAGTCGACGGCAAAATCCTGCCCGGCACCCGTTTTACCCGAGAATGGAAAGGTAAACTCTATGAAACCATCGTACGGGAAGACGGATTTGAATATAACGGGCAGATGTACCGTTCGCTGTCGGCCATTGCCAAAGCGATCACCGGCACCCAGTGGAACGGCCGCAAATGGTGGGGGCTGCCTTCAAAAAAACATAAGAAACGAGGTTAATATGTCTGAATCATCTGAAGCAAAAATCAAACGTTGCGTTATTTATACGAGGAAGAGTACCGATAAGGGGTTGGAAGAGGAATTCAATTCTTTGGATGCGCAGCGGGAATCCGCTGAAAATTTTATCAAAAGTCAGAAGCACAACGGCTGGCGATTGCTCCCTGTGCATTACGATGACGGCGGCTACTCCGGCGGCAATACCGAACGCCCTGCATTGAAACGCCTGATGGAAGATATAAAAGCTGGCGGAATAGATATTCTGGTAATTTACAAAATGGATCGTCTATCGCGTTCTCTGCTGGATTTTATGAATCTGGCGGAGTTTTTTGAAAAGCACAATGTCAGCTTCGTTTCCGTCACCCAGGACATCAATACTTCGACCTCTTCAGGCCGCATGATGCTCAATATTCTGATGGCCTTCGGGCAGTATGAGCGGGAAATTATTGGGGAGAGAATTCTGGACAGCGTTGCCGGAAAAAAACGGCGCGGAAAATATTGCGGTGGCGGCCCGGTGTTGGGTTATGATGTTGATGATAAGAAACTTGTGATTAATCCTAAGGAAGCGAAAGTCATCAGGGAAATTTTCAAACTGTACGCAAAACTCGGTTCCGGTCGTGAAGTCGCCCGGATTATGAACGAGAAAGGAGCGCGCACCAAAAGCTGGACCTCGCAGAAAGGCAAATTTCATCCCGGCGCTAAACTGACTTCCAAGGCGCTCTACCGAATTCTGAGTAATCCGCTCTACATCGGTATGGTTCCGCATAAAGAGAAAACCTACCCCGGTGAACAGGATGCGATTATCGACAAGCCGCTTTGGGACCAGGTACAGGATTTGTTACAGGAAAACCGTCCGCTCAAACCCGGCGCCAAGAGGAACCCCATTGATTCTCCGTTCAAAGGATTGATGGTTTGCGGTTACTGCGGCGGCGCGTTCGGGATAACCTATACTAAAAAGAAAAACCGCCGTTATATGTATTACATCTGCATTAAAGACAATAACCGTGCCGAACATGAATGCCCACTGCGACGTTTTGCCGCCGGGGACATCGATAAAATTATTCTCCGGCAACTCAACTATCTCTTTAAAAATCCGGCTATCCTGATGAAACTCTTTGAGTTACTACGAGAACGGGAGGAAGAGCAGAGCAAGGAGCTACTGGAGCGACAAGCTGAATTGGAAAAGGCACAACAGGTAATCCGCGACCAACTGCAGTCTGGGGGCGATATTATCACCTTGAGGGAAGAGTTTAACAAGCTCAATCAGGAGTTGGATGGGGTAAAAAGCGAACTCAACTCTCTGAAGGAAATTTATTCCACCCGTGACCTGGCGGAAACCTGCAGTTCGATTGAAGCAGTCTGGGAGGAGCTGTTTCCGGTGGAACGCTATAAACTGGCGCATCTGCTTATCAACAAAATCACGCTATATAAGGACCGAATAGTCATGGACATCAAACACCATGGTCTCAAATCTATGATCCGGGATTTAAAATCCGAACCGGAAATTACGGCAGTCACGCCTGTTGGGCAGGACACTATTCAACTGACGATTCCGATGCTGGTCAAACGCTGGAACGGACGCAAGCTCATCATGATGCCGGATGAACTGGAAAATGACGAACCGGAAAAAGACGAATCCAATGCTGTGGCGAAAAAACTGGCGCAGGCATACCGGCTGATGGCGATGATTGAAGCAGGTAAATATTCCACACGCACCCGTCTGGCCGAAGACCTCGGCCTCGATCAGTCAATGGTAGTAAAAACGCTCAACCTGCTAAATTTATCCCCGAAAATCCAGAAGATGATCGTCGAAAATAAAATGCCCGACGGCATGACGCTGGAACGGCTTTACGGGAATATTCCGATTGAATGGGAGGAACAAGAAAAAATATTCGGATTAAAACAGGAGGTGCAACATGCATAACAAAAAACAAATCCTTAAGGACGCATTGAAATTTGATGAATTGAAAAGCCTCGACAAAGAGACTTTTCTAAACGCATGGAAAGCGATAGCCTTTCTCAACCCAGGATTGCATCCTGACGAATATCAAAATCCCGACGGAGGCTGGCCCGAAGAATTAAAGGTGTTTGCGGAAGAAGCTTTTCGCCGTTCTGAAGCTGGAGAACTTGCCGATGATGAGCTATATTGTTATGAGCAAGCCATGAAAGGTTTGGATGCGAAGGAAAATATGAAAGTAAATTTGAATAAAATTGAAATTATTGAAGCAAACAGTGATGAAACGCTTTGTTTTTCAGCCCATCTGTATATCAATGGAGTTTTTGTTGCAACCGTTCACAACAATGGACAAGGGGAAGCAAATCGCTATTATTTCAAAGATAAACGAATCAGGGATGAGTTTTTTTCATATTGCCGGAATCTTCCCGACTTTGATTCGCCATATGGACCGCTAACGGCTGACGAAGACCTAGTTATTGGCGATTTAATCGCGAAAAAATTATCCTGACTAAAAAAGCAACATTTTATACATTGGATAAAATTGAAAAGCTTTACAAAAGATATCTTTCAAAGTTTATAGAAGGCAATAAGCCAGAAGTATATTAATCGGCATATTAGAAAATAATCGGTTTAAATCGGCAAAGATCGTTTGACTTAGTGTATTCCTTGCATATATTTTAAGTAAAATTTCAGATTGAAAGATTAAGTTATCTTTTATTCTGTTTTTTAACCATTTTGAGTAATATTCAAGCGCCAACGGGGCATAAAATGAATGAAATGGAAGATCGCTGGTTATCAATAACCGAAATCTGCAAGTACCTCGGTGTAAGTAACGATACGGTATATAAATGGATTGATAAACACAATATGCCGGCTCATCGTATGGGACGTCTCTGGAAGTTCAAAAAAAACGAGGTAGATGAATGGATTAAAGCAGGAGGGGCAGCGGTAAAGGCTGGAGATACTCATGCGAAATAACTGGAAATTAATGAGAACAGTAATTCAAATAAAGGTGTTTTCCGGAGCTTACAGTGATTTTATATTTGCTGGCTGTTTTGTATATGCCAACGAATCGCATCCGGCAAATAAGCAAAGAACGGAGATTATTTTATGAATCAGGAATTGAACTTTCTTGATTTGTTTGCCGGAGCCGGCGGGTTGTCTGAAGGCTTTATCCGAGCCGGGTTCACTCCAGTTGCACATGTTGAATCGGATCGGGCGGCCTGTTTTACTCTGCGGACCCGCATGGCTTATCATTGGCTGAATACTCAAAAACGAACAGAATTATATGCTGATTATCTGAATGGTGCTCTGTCTCGCCATGAATTTTATGAGCAAATTCCTGAAGATGTTATTGGTTCGGTCATTAACGCTGAGATCGGGGCAAAAACATTGTCGGAGATTTTCCGACAGGTTGATGCCATGTTGAAAAATCGAAAGCTTGACCTGATTGTCGGGGGGCCTCCCTGCCAGGCCTATTCTATTGTTGGCAGGTCACGAGACCAGAACCGGATGAAAGGCGACAAACGGAACTATCTTTATATTTATTATGCCGAATTTCTGAAACGCTATCAACCATCGTATTTTGTCTTTGAAAATGTAACTGGTCTTTTTTCCGCCAAGGACGAAAACGGTTGTCTTTATCTTACCTCTATGAGGAATCTCTTTCATAAGTGTGGTTATGAAACTGAATTTAAGACGCTTTCTGCAGAAAATTATGGTGTTCTGCAAAGCAGGAAAAGAATTATTCTTGTAGGGAAAAAAGGCAAAACTACGGGATTTTATCCGAATCCAGATAAATGGAATCCAGATGTAAAAGTTCGTGAAATATTTCAGGACCTCCCCGTTATTGCTGCAGGAGAAGGAAGTCCGGGCCCCTGTCGTGTTGGAAGATATAACGGAACATGGCAGATTAAGGCTGGAATCCGGAATGAAAAACTCCCGGTTACATGGCATCAGTCAAGATCCAATACCGATCAGGATCTTGAAATATACCGAATTGCAGTCGAGCTCTGGAACAAAAAGAAGAGCCGACTTGATTATAATTTGTTACCAGATCGATTGAAAACACATCGTCACAGAAATTCATTTGTTGACAGATTCAAAGTTGTTGCATCTGATTTGCCGTTTTCTCATACTGTGGTCGCACATATTGCTAAAGACGGACACTATTATATCCATCCGGATATAAATCAGAACCGTTCTATCACCCCCAGAGAAGCGGCACGATTGCAAACATTCCCTGATGACTATTGCTTTGAAAGCAGTAATGAATCTCCAGGGCGAACTCCCGTGTTTCGTCAGATTGGCAATGCTGTACCTGTTCTTCTGGCTCGGAAAATTGCAGAAAAATTAAAGGAGGGATGGTTGTGAGTTCAAGTGGTACTTATAAAATACGACCGGCGGGGCGACATATTCTGACTATTGGTCGAGATTTGATTCAGGATTGTTATGCTGCTGTAGTAGAGTTGGTTAAAAATGCTTATGATGCTGATTCTCCGGAAGTTAACATTATATTTCAAGCAAAACCTGATAGTAGTGGTTATTCTATTATCATTTCTGACCGGGGGCATGGTATGTCTCGGGATACCGTTATCCACAAATGGATGGTACCTTCTACACGCGACAAGCTTGATCGGCGGGTAAGTCCCTCCGGCAGAATTATGCAGGGGCGGAAAGGTGTGGGGCGATATGCCGCTTCTATTCTGGGCTCTGATCTCCTTCTGGAAACAGTCTCTCCAGAAGGGGAAAAAACCATGGCTTTGGTTGAATGGAGTACCTTTGAGGCAGCCGAATATCTGGATAACGTGGAAATATTGATTGAAACGGCTAGGGGCTCAGAACCTTCTGGTACTAAGCTAACCATGACTGGTGATAGTGAATTTCTTGCAGAATGGGATCAAAACCAATTCAACAAGCTTCGTTTTGAACTGAAAAAGCTGATATCACCTGTAAATGCAGCTATAAGCGATACACAGGATAATGATGATGAGTTTTGCATCAATCTGGAAATTTATGGGTTTCCCAATGTACAGGACATTGCTGAAACCATCGAGCCTTATCCGATTTTTGATCTTTTTGATTACCGAATATTTGGAAAAATAGATGTCGATGGTAAAGGTACATTGACATATTCATTACAAAAAGCACGCAACACATCTGACGAAAAAATCCAGTTTGATGCCGGAGTAGCCACTGGTTGCGGGGAATTGTTTTTTGATATCCGGGTATATGACCGCGAGAAGGAAGCTATTGAATCTCTTATTGGGCGTGGTCTTAAAGACGAATCGGGGAACTATGTCGGGAAGCTCCAGGCCAGGCAACTTCTTAATGAATACAACGGTATCGGCGTTTATCGGAACGGATTTCGCATCCGACCGCTCGGAGATGCAGATTTTGACTGGCTGAAACTTAATGAGCAACGTGTTCAGAACCCTTCATTACGTATAGGTAGTAATCAGGCTATCGGATATGTACAGATTCAGTCAGATGAGCTGTCGGGTCTAGTAGAAAAAAGTGCGCGGGATGGGCTTCGTGAAAACAATGCCTTTGCCAGGCTGAAAGAAATAACTAAAACAGTAATCTCAAAACTTGAAGAGCGACGTTTCGATTACAGAAAAAAAGCCGGGCTCAGCCGGCCTGTGCTTAAAGTTGAACGAGAACTTGAAAGGTTATTTTCCTTTGATGATTTGAAACGTAATATTCGGTCCAGACTTACCAGAGGCGGAGTCAATAGAGAAACGGCTGATGAAATCATCAACATCATTAGCCGGGATGCCGAAGATAAAAACAAAGCAGCCGAAGAAATCAGACAGGCTGTGGCCATCTATCAGGGACAGGCAACCCTCGGAAAAATTATTAACGTTATATTGCATGAAGGCAGGCGCCCTCTTAGTTATTTCAGAAATCAGATTCCACGCATTCATAAAAAAGTTCAGGCGTTTCAGAAAGAACAGAATATAAATACCGCTATTGATATTCGGGAAATATCGGAAGGTATCGGGAATAATTCAGAAATTTTTGTTGCTCTTTTTGGTCGACTGGATCCTTTAGCTGCAGGTAAGCGTACCGCAAAAAAACCAATTAACCTGAAAAAAATGATTTTGGATTCACTTTGTGTCTTCGCAGAAGAAATGAAAACACATAATGTGGAGGCAATAGTTAATGGACCAGATAACTTCATGTTTTCAACATGGCGACAAGATATCCAGGCAATTTTCACAAATCTAATTGACAACAGTATTTATTGGATGAATGAAAAAGAGATTGAGAAGCGGCAAATCATGATTGAAATAGTAACCGATAATGATGCTCTTTTGTACGTTGACTATCGTGATACCGGTCCTGGTATTGAACCATCACTGATTAATAGTGAAGTAATTTTTGAACCACAATTTTCAACTAAGCCTTCTGGTACGGGATTAGGGCTGGCTATTGCCGGAGAAGCTGCAACGAGAAATGGGTTGGAACTGAAAGCATTTGAGGCTGATGCGGGTGCTTATTTCAGACTTCAACCCGAGGAGTAATATATGAATGACTTCAAATTAATGCTTGTAGAGGATAGCGAAGAAGATATCAAATTGTGTCGTGCATGCATTGAAGATTTTCAGCAAGAAAAATCATGTACTATTGATCTCGTTGAGAGCAGAAATGTTGATGAGGCATTCATAAAACTGGATAATTCTTTTGATGCCGCAATAATTGATCTTAAACTTGCAGATCAAGGTAATGAGGGAAATCAGGTGGTTAATCGAATTGCAGAATCGCACTTGCGTATTCCAATGGCAATTCTTACCGGAACTCCAGATGCTGCCGACCTTGACTTTGCATATATCGGAATATTCAAAAAAGGTGATCCTGGCGCAGGGTATGTTGACATCATGGAACATTTCTGGAAAATTCACAACACTGGACTTACACGCATCATGGGAGGCCGTGGAAAAATTGAAGAAACTCTGGATAATGTTTTCAAAAAAAATCTGCTTCCTGAACAATATCGAAAAAAATGGATAGAATATGGGGAAAAATATCCCGATCGAACTGAAAAAGCTCTTTTACGTCATGCACTTAGTCATTTGCTTCAGCTTCTTGATTATGATGGAAGCCGTTACTTTCCCGAAGAAGTTTATCTGGCTCCCCCTCTTGATTCGGAAATCAGAACCGGCAGTATTGTGAAAGAAAAAAGCAGCAATATTTTTTTTGTGGTTATGAATCCGGTCTGTGATCTTGTTGTTCGTGATACCGGAGAATGCAATACGGATAGAATTCTGCTTGTGGAAATAGATTCTCAATCTTTATTGTTTCCAAAGCATCCACCAACCGGACTCAGCAACAGCCAGAGAAAAGATTTGGAAAAAGCATATAAAAACAACAAGTCTTATTATTATCACTGGCTTCCTGAAACAGATTTCTTTGACGGTGGTTTTCTGAATTTCAGAAAAATTTTCACGCTATCAAAAGACGAGTTAACAGAAAGATTTGAATGTCCATCTCTCCAGGTATCGCCATCTTTTGTAAAAGATATGATTGCACGTTTTTCCGTATATTACGCTCGCCAGGGCCAACCGGATATAGACTTTGATCATTTCATCAATTCTTCTGCTGTACAAACTGGGAACTCTAAATAATGGATGTTCATTCTCCGGAACAACGTAGTTTTAATATGTCCAGAATCCGGGGGAAGAACACTCTTCCAGAAATGATTGTGCGCAGATGGCTCTGGGCAAATGGCTACCGATATCGGCTTCACAAAAAAGACCTTCCTGGAAAACCAGACATAGTTTTATCAAAATATCATACAGTTATCTTTATCCATGGTTGTTTCTGGCATCGTCATGGTTGCCGGTTAACTACTACTCCAGGATCACGCAGGGATTTCTGGATTTCTAAATTTCAGGAGAACGTTAACAGAGACAAGCGTAATATCGAAATACTGATGGATATGGGTTGGAGGGTAATGGTAGTATGGGAATGCATACTTAGAGGAAAAAATGCAGACATTGAATTATTTGCCAAACAGGTATCAGTTTTTTTTAATTCAAATACAAGCTTTTCTGAGATAGGTACAGAAATTCAGCCTACGGATTTGTAAAATTGAAGATCATTTTTATTTCTGTCAGATGATAATAGTTTTGCAATAAAATAATAGATTTGCCTTAATGGATTACTTTATATGACAATGCCCAAAAGACCCATACCACATCATAATCAACAGTTATCCTTCACTGTTTTCGAAAACAAAGTCGGCAACCATTTGGGGATTATAAGACGCCAGACCGATAATGACTATGGTGTCGATTTCGAATTCGAGTTTGTTGATAAACAAAATGTTACAGGAAAAATAATAAAGTGCCAGTTAAAGTCTACAGAAAACATCTATATCAAAAAAGACGACTGTCCCATATGTAGAGGGATAAAGCAGAGCACCTTGGAGTATTGGGCTGAAATAAGTAAAAATATAAATGTCATAGTGTTTTTGGTTGATTTAAAAACTGAAAAGATATATATGACCAAACCAATAAGAAGACAGGCCCATAGCCTTATATCTGACGATCCCAGCAAAACAAAAACTATATCATTTTTACCTTATTATTTCACCGATGAAATTATCCCTGTATTGACTAAAGCATTTGCATATGCTCCCACAGGGAATGAAGAAAAAAACTGTCATAAGAGGGCAATTGATTTTCTTCCGGCGCTTATTGAGCAACTGACTTGGGTGGTTGGCTCTGACCCTACGTCTGAATTTGATATGGGAATAATAAGAACATTTTTGGATATATCTAAAGAGCTCTTATACTACCCTAAAATATTGGGAAATGAATTTGCAGGCAAAGACGCTCATAATAACAAAATAGGAGTACGCATATGGAATGAAAATTACTGGCAGAATTTACTTGTTAGTCAGTGGCCTAATTTTTGGGCAAAAGAATCATTTGTTTTTTTATTCAATCTTTATGTTCGCGAACTAAAGATGCTAAAAGAATGCATGTCAAAAGGAGAGTATTACTGGAAAAAAAATGATCCAGATTATTTATATTTTGTCAATAACTCTTTTGTCCCTCGCGAAATTGATTTAAAAGCATGTAATGATGCTTGGAAGCTATATGAAGAATATGAAGCATTTCTAAAAAATCGAGATTAGAGCCATCGCTATCTATTTTGAGAATGATTAAACAGATTCAGAATAGATTTAAGCCTGAAGATTTGAAAATAGTCATAAATCAAACGAGAAAAACCTTAAAAACAACTTCCTGTAAAAATGCTAACCTCTCGCAGTAACTCCTGGAAAAAGTTCGAAAAAACACAGTTTTTTGCCTGTTTTTACCCCAGTCCAACTTACCGTTCAACAAACCGGGAAAGGCTTTTAAATGCCTTCTGTGCTCATAAGACGTTGGCAATAAAACACTAAGAGGCTTAATTTGGCTTGCTGAAATTAACTGGTGGCTACCAGTTATTTTAGAGAGAATCGTCTCAAACAGAGAGAAAACAGCGGATTAATAGCTTTTCTTAAAGGCCTGCCGGAAAATACTGAAATTCGTATATCCTTTTGACACAAGGGGATATGCATCATAATTACTTACTGGTAAGAGACATGAATAAAAAATAAAATGGTACCCGGGGTGGGACTCGAACCCACACTCCACAAGGGAAACGGATTTTAAGAGCATTATTTTAAGTTCAAAAATGCTTGTGTGTATCAAGAATGTATCAAGAATTTTATATATTATATTGTTTGTTGTTAAAAATATACTATATTTGTCAAAAAGAATACAATTAATTTTAATAAGAAGAGTTTATCATGGCAAGGGTAACAAAAGGCAGAATTTACCTGCGCGGTAAATCAAAAAATTATTTCGCTGAATACACAATCAATGGTAAAACGACTCGGCGCTTACTCCGTGATAATGACGGCAACCCTACAACTAGCAAAGCAACCGCAAACAAACTCTTGCATGATTTACTAAATCCGCTGGCTTTAAAGGAAAAGCAAGAGACTGTACAGCAAATTGCACATAGCTTAGATGATTTAACAAAGCGTATTGAAAAAGCTGAAAAGGATTTAGAGCCAGTATTAAAACTGAGTGATGCATGGAGTGCTTACGAGTCTGCGTCAAACAGGCCAGATAGCGGAGAGCGTACCATGCAAGATTACGGCTTATATTATTCTGCCTTTTTTAAATGGGTTAAAAATAATTATTCTGACTTAGCTTATTTGAAAGACATTACTGCAGATATAGCCAGCAAATACGCGACCAGTATAATTGAGGCAGGGAAATCTCCAGGAACATTTAATAAGCATATTGGATTTTTAAGGCTCCTTTTTGACACACTGGAAGAAACAGCCAAAATTATTAAAAATCCTTTTGCGAAAATAAAGCGCAGAAAGCTAAAAACGCAGTCAAGGCGAGAATTAACGATAGAGGAACTCTACAATATACTACAAGCTGCAACCGGTGATTTAACTTTATTATTAAGCTTAGGTACTTTTACTGGCTTACGTCTTGGTGATTGCTGTACCTTGAAATGGTCAGAGGTTGATCTGGTCAGGCGCGTGATCCGGCGCGTTCCCAATAAAACAGCAAGCAGGAGTACTTCAAAACCTGTGGTTATTGGATTGCCAAGTGCTCTGTATAATCAGTTGGCAGAGATACCAGCGGAAAAGCGTAATGGCTATATAATACCGGAATATGCTGAACTGTACAAGTCTCTTTCTACGCGTCCAAGGATAACAAGGCGTATTCAACGACATTTTGAAAATTGTGGTATACAATGTCATCGTGAGGGAACCGGACCGGGAACAGGCAAACGTGCGGTTGTAGAAGTCGGATTTCACAGTTTGCGGCATACATACGTTTCCCTACATGCTGAACGTGGAACACCAGCTGCCATTATTCAAGGGAACGTCGGTCACGGCAGTCCAGCAATGACGGCACATTATACCCACATTTCAGATAAAGCAGCAGTCAAGGTTGCAAAAGTACTGGATTTTAATGAATCAAATATTAAGACAAACCAGGAACGCCTGAAACTTCAAGAATTGATCGAGTCCGTACCTGATGACAAGATAAAGGATATAATTGATTTTATCACAAAGCAGGTGCAGTAAGGTAACTTATTTTTTTGCCAAAAGAGCCGCCAAAGCTTCTTCAAAAATGTGTCCGTGCAGGTATGCAAGAGCTTCATGATTGTCAAAGGTTATTTGTATATTGCATACCTGCAATATTCGCATTGCAATATGTAAGCACTCATGAGACAGTGTACCCATATTAGAAATAGAATGATTGTATTCAGGCATCCAAATAAAACCTAAACATTCAGCTGTTTTGGCTTCTTCTAACAATTCGCTATATCCGGCATAAAAACACTGTTTTGACGGAGGCAGTTGAAACACTCTTTTGCGATATGCCTCACATTCTTTATAACTGCCTATAAATATTGTTACAGGAATATTATAGGTATTGTTTTCTAAGATTTTATAGACTTTTTTCATGATACTGTGATAGTCCGTTTTAAGAATGTATAACGTTTACGGCTCATGATAAAGCCACCTGAGATTGCATCTACAAAGTCATCATGCGCACCACTGGGGAATTCCCTTAACTGCTCTAAGGCTGCTTTATTCCACCAGGCGCGTTCCATGAAAACATTACCGACTTCAAATAAAGGCTCCATTTCTCCGGCACGTGATACTTTATCAGAACTTACAGTGACCTTATCAACTATACGCCGTCCCTCTAAGATGCTTTTTAAAATCGTATAGGTGTCTTTATACCCTCCGGCACTTTCCACCCCTATACGGACGCTGGAACCGTCTCTATCGGTAGTTTTCAAAATAAGATTATTACGCTCCAAGGCTTCTTTTTGACAAAATGCCAAATCTTTGATGAATAGTTGCCAGAGGTTATTTTTACGCCTGACTCCAACCAACGCCCCAGCCGTAAAGTCAGGATCAGCTTTAGCGCGTTCTTTTTCTCCTGAGGCCAAGTCCCAAAAGCGGTAATAGCGGATATCTGATGGACATTTATCAATGATATTTACGTTATCAACCTTAAGCATGTTCCCTCCGCGCAAGACAGGCTCACACTGCAACAGTGCCGCACTTTGATAACTGCCCAATGTAGCAAACTGCTTTTCATACCATTCGGCAGAAAAGCGTTCTGGGAAAAGATAATTACCATTAATATCACGCGCCGGAAAGCTCATAATTTCGTATTTGGGAAAGTCCGGGTTATAATCCTCGCTATTTTTGTCATTACGGTTTTTTATTCTGCCGATAATATCATCTCTATGCCATGGAGTAGCCAGTATTATGACAATATGCACTGGGGCAAGGCGTGTAATCAAATTGCCTCTGAAATTATCCCATTGCTTATTGCGCTCTGTCTCTGATTCGGCAATTGAGCGTCCACGCAGATAGTCATCTATAATTAAAACATCAGCGCCTTTACCAGTAGCACCTGCAGAGATTGTACACGACTGGAATTTTCCGTAATGCTTTCTTATTCCCCAGGTAGAAACAGACGCTGATTCACTTGATATTTTTAAACTAGGAAAAACTTGACTGTATTCCGGAGACTTAAATACATTACGGGCATCACGGCTCATAGCTTGAGATAATTCTTCTCCGTATGTGCTCAGGATAATTTCAGATTCAGGATTATGACCAAGGAAAAATGGAGGAAAATGACGGGAAATGATTTCTGATTTACCATGCCGGAACGGAACCGTACAAATCAGGTAAGTAGATTTGCCGTTCTTATAGTCATACATTGCCCTGTCAAGCCGTGTGGTAATGGCGCTAGTATGCCGCCCGACAATCAAAGGCCGGGAGTCCTGACGGACTGCTTTCATGAATTCAAGCATCCGGAATTTAGCAAGCAGTTTTTTCTTCATCACAAAGTTATCTTAAAATCAGGGGATTTGTCTTTTAATTCTTCTATTCGCTTTAAAGATGCCTGATATTCTTCTTCTGAATATTTAACCGGCATATGAATTTCATCTGTAGAAAAGAGAGCATGGGTTGCTTTTTCAAGATCGTCCAGGCATTTGCCACCGTGCTGTGCTGCCGCATGCGCTAAAAAAAGTTCACTCCACGCGTTGTATTTTCCGACTTGGTTTGCCAGCTTGAAAAGATTCAGCAAAATTGGAATAGGTTCCTGCATTAAAGCTTCAAACGTATAGCATGGAAATTTATTAACGATTTTCGCCGTGATGAATTCAAAATTGATATTTCCTGATGCCCCGTCAGCAGAAGCTTTATCATCATGACGGATCACCCGTTTCGATATGCCAAAGAATAATTTTCCGGCAATATGTGCGGTGTCGCTGTAATCAAACAACAATAATTGTTTCCACTCTTTACTGGGCCATACTGTTTTGATTATTGCACGTAAACGCTTACGACCTGCAGCCATGCTCTGCGGAGTTGGATTTTTCGCGACTTCGTCAAGAATATCAATATATTCATCATAGAACGTCGCAGGGAGCAAAGGTACAAGAAACTCCCTGCGACGACGATCTATTACTTTGATAGACCGATTTTTTAAAAATGGAAAAAGTTTATTAAGCAGCACCGCTAGTCACCGCATAAAGTACATCAGCATCAGCATTTGAGGTGTTCAGAACCGCCTCAAAAGTAATCTCGATACCATGATCTTTGGTGCCGTCAACGTCATAGGAAAAAGCTTTTTCTACGACAGCGTTGTTTATGGTATGAATTCGATCTCCACCGATTTCAGACAATACCAATGGATGCTTTTCAGCTGCCGCCATTACATCGACACCAATTTCAGCACCGGTAATTGATTTGCCGGCACCGAGCAACAATTCCAAAGCCGGAGTGATTTCTTTAAACTTAGCTTTGACGATCATTTTGATTTCAATGAGCTTTTTCGCTACAACGTTGCCTTTGGCCTGATTGCAGGTCACCTCGATATATTTATTTTCACGAGTGATATTTACCGCATCCTCAGTGCCGCCAAGCAGAACGTCATTGTATTTGACCGAACAAGGCTTATCACAAAAATTCTCTACATTGTAACCATCGGGCATTTTATACCTCCATGTTTAAAAGTTTCAACTGCTTTACACCATCTCTATATCAGTAAACGAAGTGTCAACAAGTGAGAGTTTTCGCTTTTATTTTGAGGTTAGCGCTTACTCCTGTGACATCTTTGCCTTTGTGTGAAGTGGGATAAGTAGCTATCGAGCCGATTTTCAGGATAGTCAAATTCTGTGAATAATACGGCAGGGACGCGTTTATTTTCGCGGCAATTCTCAAAGCATCGTCCCGGTCTTTGTACCGTCCCAGTATTTGTACCGTCAGGATTGGGATTGACGGGAAATTGTCAGGATCACAGGACTCTATGTGTATGCCGACCGCGTCGACTACTTTAGCGTTCAGGATTCCGCGAAATATGGTTTTATCAACGGTCATCTCAAGCTTTTCAGCAAAGTAACCTATCAATGCATGCTCTAAATCAATAATAGTCATGAAACTGTACTCCTTTTGATAATGATGTTTCTTGTCAATATTGACAAACCCTGCTTATCTCAAAAGGAGCTTTTTTATGTCTGACGGTTTGGACTTAGGTAGAATCGGTTACGAAACTTATATAAACGATAAGCAGTATGAAAAGACACTACGCAAGATGGAGAATGATGCCGAACGTTCCGGCAAAAGTATAATGAAATCGCTTTTCGGTGCGTTGAGTATTTATTCCGGCTATCGTTTCTTCAAGGGATTGGTGCAGTCTGCTTCTGATCTTATAGAAGCAGAAAACAAATTCAGGGTGGTATTCCAATCAATAGGTGATTCAGCAGAAAAAGCAAGGAAGCGACTGCAAAAGGCTTTCGGGCGTTCAAAACTGGAATCTGCGGAATTACTTGGAAATGCAGGCGATATTTTAACTGGCCTTGGATTTAGTGCTGAAGCCGCATTGAAAATGTCATCTCAAGCTGCAGAGCTGTCAATTGATTTAACATCTTTGCAGAATTATAAAGGCGGCGCCAAAGGTGCTATGGAAGCAATGACTGCTCTGATGGTAGGAGAAACTGAACGGGCTAAAGCATTAGGTATACTTGTTCGTCAGGAATCTGCGGAATTCAAAAATTTAGTCAAGCATTATATGGAAGTTGAAAAGATGACCTTAGAGCAGGCTAAAGCACAAGCCGCTTTAGATATTGCTATCAAACAATCAAAAAATGCTATCGGCGATTACGCGAGAACAGCGGAAGAATTTGCCAACTCTTCACGCCGTGCAGGTGAACGAATACAGGATATTGCCTCAAAACTGGGAAAGAACCTCATTCCTTTGGCTTCAAAGATAATCCGGTTGATCTCATGGGGGACTGATGTGCTTGGAGATATGAACGGGACACTGGTAAGCTCTACAGCATACTTCGGCATATGGATTGCCAGTATGTACGGATTGGAAAAAGTATTCGGCATAATGGGGAAAATTAAAAATGCCGTCAATGAGGCAGCTGTTAATGCCGGTTATATGTCTGCGGAAGCTTTAGCCGCAAAGCAGGCAGAGGAATTAAAGGTTGCAGAAAACCTCAAATCAAACGCTATTCGTCGTGCCCAGAATAAGAAAAGGGCTCTTGATGAAGCCGTTAACTACAAGATGGAAGCAAAGACCGCTTTTAAAGCTGAACGCCAGAAATACGCGGAAGCCAAAAAAGCCGGAACTGCAACCTTGGAGCAAAAAGAAAAACTTAAGAATGCGGCTGGCAAATACCGTCAGAGCCTGGCTAGTCTGACCCGTGCAGAAAGGCAATACCGACGCGCCCAGATAGCGGCAAATATTACTTCTGCCCGTGCAAGCGCAACGCTCAACAGAAATACAATAGCTACAAAAGTTAACGCAACCGCAAAATATGCTCTTGGACGTGCCGTTTTATTTACCAAAGCCTGTTTTAAATCTTTGTGGGCCGCAATTGTCGCTAATCCGATTGGGGCGATACTGGCTGTGCTGGGATTGGCTATTTCCGCAATGAATGCCTGGGGAGATAGCATAAGGCAAACAGCCGCAGAACAAATAGAATTAGCAAAGAACGCCTCTGAGCTTGCAGATAAAAGGCTGGATTCAGGCAACAAACAACGCTTGGCTGACTTGGATAGTCTTGACAGGCTCAAGCGACTGGCAACCGCAGAACGCCTGAGTAATGATGAGAAAGCAGAAGCGAAAGAGCTTATTGATGATCTATCAAAACGCTACGGTGATCTTGGAATATCAATTGACAAGACTACAGGAAAATTGAACATTCAGGCCGGGGCATTTGATAAGATCAATAAAAAAATGCTTGCTCAGGCTCAAGCTCAACGCAAAGCCGTCATTAAAAAGAAGATGGCTGAAATTGAAGCCCTGAAAGCGGAAAATAAAGCATTGGGAAGCTGGGGCGCTCAAGGCTTCTTCTGGATGAATTCAGAATCAAATAAAGCCAAGCAGGATGCCAACGCCAAAAGAATTAATGCCCTTTGGGATGAAGTCGGGGCAATGAAAATGGCTGTCAGAAATGCGACTGCTGTTGATAAAGAAAATGATCAGGAAAGGAAAAATAAAGTAAGACAAGCTAAAAATGCAGCAACCAAGAAAAAATATAAAGAATATGAGGAGCAAGAAGCTGAATGGAGAAACAACCGTTTAAGCGACTATGAACGAGAGCTGAAAGCAATAAATGAAATTGTTGATGCTCAAAAAATGCGTGCGCAAGAACTTTATAGATTGAAAGAATTATCAAAAGAAGACCTTGAAGCCTCTTTAAAACTGGCAGAATCAGAACGTAAACGCCTGACTGATAAGCTGAATGCCGAACGCCAAGCGGAAGAAGCCCGTAAACAGGCTCAGAGAGCGGAGTTATCCCGGGACCTTGAGTATAATCGATTAAAAGCCCAATTCCTTGCAGACGGCAAGCTTGACAGGCAGGAAAATATTTCACTGGCAGAAAAAGAGGTTGAACTACAGAAACAGCGTGTAGCGGAAGCCAAAAAGGCAGCGGAACAGGCAAAAGCCGAGAATAAGGCACAAACTGAAAATGCTTTGGCTCAAGCTCAGATAGAACTTGGTGAAAAAATGCGTGATCTTAAAGCCTTGACTGATGCCCCGTTAAAAGCACGGCGAAGCATATCTCAAACTGGCGGTTTTCTGGCAACAAGAGTTTCTCTGATCGGCAATCAAGACCCGGCAAAAGAAACAGCCAAGAACACCAAAGACATCGTAAAACATGTTAAGAAAACCGAGCAGAATACTAAAAAGATAGCTGAAAAGACTTTGACGTTTGATTAATCAATAGAGGTGAAATACGGGCAGGTTTCTTCGCCTGTCCAAATTTCATCTGATATATACTTGAATTTGGGGCAGGAACGATTCACGGGCTGGCGAATATCGCTATGCTTATAAAGCTTGCAGTCATAACACTGTTTGCAGGAATGACGGCTATCGTCTAAAGACATGCATTCTGCCCCGTCAATGATTTTTATTCTTCCTTTTATTTCCGGAAGATTTCGGATTGCTTCAAGGTTACGCTCCTGTTCTTCCTTGCTGACTTCATTTAACTTCATATTTAACACCTGAATTTTTCCATACTTTTTTATTAACATGATGCGCAATGGTAGCTTTGAATTTCTTGTATGGAACTTTGTTATTTAGGTATCTTTGCTGTAATTCGTTATAAGTATCATACCACTTGCCAAGCAAATTCGCAACATCTTTTGCTGATAAATATTGTTCCAGGCTAAGAGAATAGGTGTGCCTTGGCGAAACTATACGCAATTCTTTCGCTCCACTGCCCAGGAATGTAGCAATATCGTCCATTGAAAAACTGGCATCAACTGGATGATTATGGGTAACAATGTTATTTCTTGCAAAATTTGTCGGGATATTAGGCACGGTATTAGTTGTACCCTGTTTAGCCCATACTAATTTGCCTGTTTCAGAATCAAAAATGCCGGCATGTTCAAAATTACCGTTTGCGATTTTTTCCTCAAAATCTTTTTGATTATCCGGATAGGTTTCAAATTCCTGCTTGAACTTTTTCATCTTACGGGTTCTTGGAGATTTTAAAGAGCCTTTTTTACGGTATTCGCGCCATGCTTCTTTATCATCTTTCTGCTCTTTGCCTTTGCTGTTCAGCCCATTATTAGGCCGTCCTTTTTCGTCAAAATCCTCTCCGGCAATCATCGGATCAACAGCAACCATGCGGTGAGTGCAATTCGGGTGAAATAATCCTGATGATCGAGCCGATTCGATAGACGGATATTTGCCAGTACCGCTGATAGAGAGCAAACGCCCCTCCCAGACAGCACAGGCGGGGCAGGGGTTGCCGGACGTACTGATTGCCACAATATCGTTTTTCTCATCGCTACAGCCGTGCAAATAGGCTTCACGGGCGTTGTTGTGAAGCACTGTACGGCTTAACATTTCAAAATACGCGTCAGAGTTCCACTTCCTGCCGTCTTTTGCTATGAAAATGAATTTCTCGCCACCATTCTCATAGAACAGGCGTTTTGACACAGCTACTTGAGTTTCACCAGTCAAGGAAGATTCACGCATAACTCGTGCTGAAATACGCCGCAGGTTATTGATTGCAGCTGTGGACATCTGCTTTGTTGCCCCGGCAATGTGTGTGAAGTCATCTTCCAGCATGAGTTTCATTGTGTTTTTATTCAGGTTGCCGACTACTTCACTTGGATTTTCGGCAAGGTCAACGAGTGCTGAATGATAAAAGCTCTGAGCAACATAAGTAATTGCCGCTTTTGCGGTTTTCCGGTACTCCTGTTCAAAATCGGCGAACATGCCCTGCAGTTCCTCCATAAGCATAACCAGGCGTGGCCCAGTAAATGAAGAACGTTGCTGCAGGACATATTCTTTTATGCGATCCTCAACACGTTCACGTGCCGCAAGGTAAATTGCGTACATGTCTTTTTCCTTTGCGGAAAGTTCTGTGTAGCCTTTGCTGGCATGGCTGTTGAGGAAAGCACGAATCAGGTTCATATTCCAATTACTCCAAGCGCGGCTTTAAAAGCAATGGATAAACCAGTAGTTACAGCATTCAGGAGCAGGTTTGAGACTTTCAGCGACAAGATGGCCTGATGGTCTACTGCAATAGCACGGTAATTGTCAAGGTTTGCCAAATGACGCTTTTTCTCATCTTCGTCATTAGTAGCAAGCATGGCTTTTACTTCGGTTTCAACTCCTTTGAGGCACTGTTGCAAGAATGGACGGTCTTCTTTTTTGACTTCTTCTATCATTTCAGAAACGTCTTTTTTGAGTGCTCCAACGTATTCATCCCAATATTGTCCAGCGGTCTTTTCCATATCAATCACCTCCAAATGGATTCCATGATTCAGCGTGTTCACGGGCTTTTGTAATTACCTTTCGACTTGCCTGATAATTGAGAATGCGAGCAGTTTTGTCACCTTGGCTCATGGGGGTGCCGTCAGGATACTTACCAGCCTTTACGTATTCCTGATGTTCTTTCCCTGCAGTGTTCAAATACGCCTCATAGGAATCCACAAGGGAAGTATTTACGCAGCCAGTCAATAGAAGAAACATTAAACCAAGAAGAATAAAAGCCGTCACTTTTTTCAGCCCTAATTGTTTTTCCAGTTGCCGGAATTTTTCCCAACAGTCGCAATCATCTCTGCGAATTTTACAGACAGTATGATCTACCTTGTTTTTGTCGATGTTGGCAATCTTCCAAAGAATCGCCCATACTCCACTGATTAACGCAATCAGGATGGTTACAAAAAGCCCGATGATTGTCACAAATAAAAGCATCATGTCAATTGTTACATTCATTTTTTTAAATCTCCTCAGTTAATTGTTAATCGATCCATGCAGACCAGCCGCCCAATACACACGCCTGGTACGCTAACCAGGCGCGGCGTTCCCAGAAGCGACGGACAGGAGTCCAGAACCAGCCGGAAAAACGCGCTTTAATTTCAAGTCCCATATTATGACTAAATTCTTCGTTCGTCTCGTTAAACGTGGAAAGCAGCTTGTCCGAACGATCAAAACGCCAGTCATGGATCAGCACTGGCCCTTTGAATATTCGCAGGAAAATTGTTACAATCCAGCGCGCCCATTTAGGAAACCAGTCCGGGCCAGCTCCATTGTAAATTTCTGCAAGTTCTTCAATCGGAGTATTCCAAAATTCTGCCGGAGCTTTCAGACCTAGCTTTTTACACCGATCAAAGATTTTCTTGATTTCTTGTTCGCGTTTGGTCATTGTTATACCTCCTCAAGTATTTGTTTAAGGTTTTTTAGTCTGTTGCCGTAAGTGTCGCAATCTGTCCATGTAACCCCGGCAATTATCATTTTCTTTCCGGCTTCAGCTACGGTGTCGTTGATTGTGATATTCAAGCCGGTGTATTTGGCGTTGATCTCGTCGACCTGGTCAGACAGCCGTGTTAGAATGGCGTTGAGTTCTGCCCGTGCCTCTGTGCCTCCTGGAACGTTCTCAATGTTGAGTTCGTCCTTATTGCCGGAGTAGTCGGGCAGGTTTATGACCTGCAACCCGTCTGCTAATCCTGAAACTTTGCCATCGACAAAGTCCACTATATTTCCTGTAGCTGTTTCAAAAATTATTCGCATAGTTTTCGCTCCTTAAATTTTATTTACGCCGTTGAGATAGACGGAACCGCCGTTTTTACTTCGGTAAGCCGCCGTTTGTGCCCCGGTGGGTGCAACTGAAGTTTGACATCTGAAAGTTGAAACGATACCGTAAAATGGATAAGGAGAGACGAACCGAGGCCCCGCCAGCTTTAGAAAATTGCCGCGAACCCAAGCAGAACCGCCAGAGAATACACAAGCGGACAAGGTGAGCGACGCAACACTTTCGGCTTCATAGAAACAAGCGTTTTCAGACACAGAGCCAGGAACTGTTGCTGAAAACTTACACCCGTCAATGTAACTTCCGTCGATATCGCACTTAGTAATCAACACCGCCTGAACACTTGAAGCTTTAAACTCAACTCCATAGCAGATTCGCAACTCATAGAGTTGTAGCTCGTGCAAATACAATGCACCAAGGCCGTTCGTTGAATTAATAGTTAAAACTTTGTTATTTCTGGCGTAAGTCGTTGCGCCGGCGTAATCGTTTTCAGGTGGTTCGTATGCAAAATCAAGCTTGACCGCACCGTTGCGAACCTTGGTTATTTCCAGCATTTCGGAACCTAAATCATAGTACCCGCCTGTGTCAAAGGTGATCTGCAAAGCGTACCAGTTCAGATCGAGATTTCTGTGATTGGCCAAAAATGATATTATCTTATCAATTTCCGACTGAGGCTGTACATACTGCATTACGGCTTCGGTATCACCACTAGGTAAGGTTTCCGCGACATAAGAAGCGGTGATTGTTACGGTTCCCTTGTTGCCAGTCGGGTTAGTATCTGGATGGTAATCACCATCCATGTGAGATACTATGTTGTAAGTGCCATCATAATTGACAGTATGCGCTATCCTGATTGAATCACCATCATCAAGAAAACAGTGGTAAACTTCGAACGTTACCGTTCCGTTACCGTTATCGACAACAGCAGAGCCGCCAACCAAATATGCTCCGTGTTTGCCGGATATTCCTACATGTAGAGTTGCGGTTGAGCTTATTTTGTCGTCAATGTATTTCAGCAAGCTAGCTATTTCATCTTTATTGTAATAATTGCTTAAATCAACTTCTTTGCCGGAAATTTGTGCGGTATCTCCATTGGAATTTTTACAGTGAAGATATACTTCGCCATCCACAACTTCAGGCCAGATAAGCAAGTACCCCTCCGGCACCTGCGAGTTATTGAAGTCCTCTGCTGTTTTAACTTTTAAGATTTGCATAATTGTTCCTTAATAGTTTATTTTGACGTGTTCAATAACGGCAGTCCATCTGGTAGATGTGGTGTTGGCCGGGATTATTTTGATCGATAGTGCATCATTCGTGTCGTCTGCTGAAATCGACCAGGTTGGAGTACCTATATTGGTGTCACCGAACCATGCAACAATTGTCTGCATATTTCCTGTAAGACTGGTAGTGCCACCCTCGTTCTTAATGAGTACTTGATAAACGGCAGTGCCGCATGAGCCGTCAGCCTGTTTTCCCAGCACGGTAATTCTACAGGAATAGGCATCACCGTCTAATAAGGTAAATCTGCAAGAATTACCATCTAAAAATAATTCTGTTAGAGAAGTAGTTGACGTTTGTTTTCTTGCTTGAAGTTTTCCACTCTGGCAATCACCGTTATTAGCAAAAATACCTGATGAATGTGAAAATTCACAATAATTTGAAGCCTTAGCGTTGTATCCGTTTGAAAAAGAAGCAAAACCATCAGCTAAAGTCTCTCTTCCATACGAAAATGAATATAATCCATTAGATTCAGTGTCAAAGCCACCAGCAAATGAATAATTACCAGTAGCTATTGTTGTACTACAGCAAGCAAATGAATAACTTCCACTCGCTAAAGTCATATAACCAGAAGAAAATGAACTATCTCCACTAGCCGTTGTGCTTCTTCCAAATGATATTGAATATTCTCCACTCGCAGTCGAATTAAAGCCACCAGCAAATGAATAATTACCAGTAGCGCCAAAGGTTGTTCCGGTTGTTGAATATTCTAAACTAACCGACTTAATGCCAGCAGTGCCTCTACCACTTGAAACATTATCTAGTCCATAACCACTATCTTCAATAATTAATTTTCCACCACTTGCGCTAGGCAAATTAGTTAATTGCGATCCGTCAACTGCCGGAAGTTTAGCTGAGCTATCTAACTGAACAACGTTATTTGCCGCGGTACCAGTGTTGAGAATGGCAGCCGTACCGAGTCCCAAGTTAGTACGGGCGGTACTGACATTATTCACGTCTGACAGATTGTTGCTTATAGCCAATGCTGAAACCTGACTGGCCGTAACGCCGTGAGGATTAGCCGTGCTGACACTATGGGCAGTGTTATTGCTTACATTTGCAGCATCCGAAGCGGTGAACGCTTGCGTAGCCGTGCCGCCTATCTTCAAATTACCGGAAGTAAAATCTGCGGTCTGTGTTGTAACTCCCGTTGTATTGTCAAGCATTAATGTTGTGCGCTTGGTTCCTGCGATAGTTAATGATAAGACAATAATAATTGCAATTGTTGGTATTAGCTTTTTCATGCGGTTAAATTCTCCGTTGTAAGTGATCCATCATCGTTAATTGTTATGCGAAATCTGGTGCCGGAAGTACTTGTCAATATCAAGCCTTTGCTTGCATCAGTGATTTCAAAATCATCAGAGCCTACTTTGTCAGCTTTGCCGGATACGTCAACATATTCACCGGGATCACCTTTGTCTCCCTTATCACCCTTATCTCCTTTATCGCCTCCGGCAAGAACTAATTGCCATGTTCCTGCAATGGCGGTAATATTTTTCATCGCCATAATGCCGGATATATCTACAACCGTTGAATTGCTGGTGTAGCTGACGGCATTTTGCGACAACTGCCACTGTGTACCGTTCTCATCAGCAACCGCGACAATGTTCATAACGGCATTTACATGAAGAATTTTTCCAACTAAATCATCATTAATAAAATCATGCCGTGCACCATGAACTTTTAGCCAGTTGAGATAATCTGACTCGGTGCCTGTATTGCCCTGAGAAAGCCACATCTGATATAGGCTTTGCCCGGAAATTCCTTGAGCAAAACGTATGCGTCCACCATTTGATACGTCACTTTGACCAAAGTAGATAACGGTGCGAAGATTAGCCCATTCGGTTGTAATCATTACCGGACTATCAGGGTCACCAGCTTTGACGGTTTGCCCGTTGCCCATTGCGTCATAAACTTCAATCTGAGCTATGGTCTTGGTTCCATCAATTACCAGTGAGCCGCCAAAAACATTGTCTGCGGTAAATTCAATGTCCGGTACAACTTCGGCATTTTCGCCACGATCACCCTGATCGCCCTTGTCCCCCTTATCACCTTTCTCGCCTTGTATGCCCTGAATGCCACCAGGAGCAGGTTCACTCCAATCCCCGAAAGCATCACTGATTTTCAGATAGATATGATTGTTGTCGGTATCAAGATAGGTAAAGCCACGCTCAGCATCATCATACAGGCTTTTATTGGCAAGCGTTCCGGCCATATCGATTTTTACGCCATCGCCTTTTTCGCCAGTGTCTCCTTTATCGCCCTGATCCCCTTTATCTCCCTTTGCTCCAGTATCGCCGGGCAAACCTCTATCACCAGTATCGCCCTTTTCGCCCTGAATACCTTGGAGGCCTTGTATGCCTTGTGGTCCCTGCGCTCCATCTGCCCCAGCTGGGCCTTGTATAGTAGTAATGTGAACAGGCTCAGACCATACACCACTCTTGAACCAATACATATCACTGGTATCACTGGCAAGATAGCGGTATCCCTCTGCAGGAGCTTCCGGCATGTCAGCAAGTAAACCTATTTCATCAGGTTCAATATTTTTACCGTCAAGCCCGTATGGAATTAATTGCGGGTCACTGGCAACTCCTGTAATGCCATGCCTTACGCGTTGATATACATCAACATTTGCGTTTAAATCAGAGTGCCAGTTTTCTCCGTCTTCGGAAAACTCAAAAATAAGTTTACGTGCAATTGCCGCTTCGGTTTCAAGCGCGGTATAATATTCCGGTTGTTCTTCCGGTGTTGGAGGATCACCAGCAATATAAACACAGTTGCGTATTGTTACGCCAAACTGCCATGCGAAAGACCTTGCAGGAGGTTCATCATCAGTAAAACCACCGATTTCACCTTTTAGACTGATTGTCTCCTGAGTATTTAGAGTATCACGCATAACCGGATAATCAGTATTCGGCATCAGTGCTGAAAGTATAGTTCTTCCATTCTCGTCAGTTCTGACGGAAATATTTTCAAGCTGCAGCATTTTCGGAGGGGTAGCTTGATCAAAATCCCCGTCAAGTGCATAATAAAAACTGGCAACATCATCAAAAGATGAAATTGGATATACTTCTAGAATTCCGCTGTCAGAATCCACTTCGGTTGACCTGACATCAAATTCCAGATTGAGAATAGAACCTATAACGATATCAGGCAGGCTGTCTTTACCGCCGTATTCATCGGTGATTTTAGCAGTCGAGCCATTTATTTGCAAAATTTTTCTTATCGTCTGCATTTATAAACCCTTTGTTTTTGTAATAGAAGAACTTTGTCAATATCAAACAGATAGATAAAGCTTTATGAACTTTTTATCCCGGGCAGAAGCGGCTTCACGCCCACGAGTAAGAAACTTTCTGCCGACTTGAACGTCTGAGCGGTTTTGAGCATCAAGAGAATTAATCCCCAGGTTGTAATAATCCTCATGCATGCTGAGTACATAATCGCTTGCAGTGCTGTTTACGGGGACACGGATCACAACCGAAGAATCATAAACCTGTTTTACTATGCCTACTCGCAAAAATCCTTTATCAATTGGAGCTCGCTTACTGCCCTCAAGAACATGATTGTTGCCGATTGCGTTCAGTGTTTTTCGAAGATTAACACGGCGATCACGGATAGCTTTATCAATATTTTTTCTGAATTTGTCCATCCCCTCAATAGCCATCAACACACCGCCAGTTTATAAAATTCATGGACATTATCAAAAAGGTTGTCGATGCGCTGAGCTGACCGCAAATCAAACTCAGCTTCGTTTTTATCGATAAAAGTGCAATCAGCGGTTATCTCATAATCGCCAAGTCCTTTGCACATATAAAAGTCTTCATACTGCAATACGCCATTAGCATCGCGGTAATTGTCACTCATGATAAAGTAAGTACAGGGATGCTCGGCATATTCCGGCTTGTTATCGACAAAGTTCCCTGTCGGGATTCTAACTTTGCCAGTATCTCTGCATAGTTCTTCAAACATCTTGAGGAGTCCTTTGACGTGGAAGTTTAGGTTCGTTGGATACTTCATTGATTTCCTTTAGAACCTTTTGGTAAGTTTCTGGGGAAACCTGATTGAGTTCCGCTAATTTGGCTAAGGCGGCACGTTTGACTTCCCGGGCATATTCATCACCGGCATCAAAGCTCGAAAGATTCATCAAGGCCGCAACTGATTTTTCGATATCTTTAACTGAAAAATCATGGTTGTAGGCAAGCGTAGGAATCTTTATGGAGGAATCCCAGAGGTTTAATAATTCCCATGCCTTGGCTTCGGCCTGCTCCAACTGTATAGCGCGATTTGCTAAACCCTGCTGAATATTGACCGAATCCCAAGCTTTAGATTCTGCGGTTTGAGCAGATTTGCTGCTGGATTGCAGTGCAAGCCCGACCACATCAAAAAGCTGTTCTTTGAGATACGTATTTTCTTCACGGATTGTTTTAGTTTCAACACCACCAGGAGATATGTAACGGCAAATGCCTCTCTCCTGTTCAGTTTCCCAAATCGCGGCACTTTTGGCTAATTCTTGCGCGAGAGTTAAAGTTGAGGTTGCTGTTGTTTCCCTGCTGGATTCCTCTGTAGTTTCTTCAGTGATTTCAACAGTGCCGCTGGATCGGGCAAAGCTTTCCGGCAACACCAGCAGGCCGAATAGTTGCTGAATGATATTCATCTGCGCTTCGGAACCGTTATTGAGGATAGCGTCCGATATCCTGACAACGTCTTCAAACCAATGTGCGCCGGAACCCATACCAAAGCCGTCCGCTTCTTCTATCTTTACCAGTGGAACCCGTCCGAGTCCATGAACTGCATTAGCTGTTTCTTTTATTTCTCCATTGGAATTTTTTTCAAAAAGCCGCCAGTCGCTTCGGGTCCATACACGACGGCATTCAATGCGCTCACGCTCTGAGAAAGGGGTTTTTTCATCAAGCCGTGTTTCTGAAATTATAGCCCACGCAATTTCACCGTCTGAATCATATGCCCAGTCCCGAACCGCAAACGGTGATAAAACCTGACAGTAAGGACGAAGCTTGTGCTTCTTTTTCGTTTCCATATCTACATCATCGACTACTGCCGGCATGTCGACAAGCAGCCAGCTTAAGCCGTAACAATTGAGAGTAGTTGAGGCCTGTAGCATGACTTCATCAACACGCAAGCCGTGGCGGTCAAAATCTTCCTGTACATCATCGTCCACGCCATCGCGCTTAGGCTTTGAACTTAAGAGAAAATGACTGATAAGCCGCGCGATCTTTTTAGGCAAATTGATATAGTAGGCTCGTTTCAGGCGTTCCAGATAAGCCATCTCTAATTCTGCCATGTGTCTTATCAGGGCAGTTTTTAAATAACTTGCACCACCAGAGTAAGCCTGGTTAATTCTGATCCAAGTATTTTCATATTTACTCACCAGGGGATGAGTGCGTTCAAATAGTATATCATTCGGGTTCATTGGCATCACTCCAATTTGTTTTTATAAGTGGAGCGACGTGTCAATACCATTCTCTTTATTACGCTTCCTATGTCTACGTATGTTATGATGGGGGCGGTCTTAGTCCCCCATCTAATAACAACGTATACGAGAGCGTACGCGATACACATATGTATATATCTATGATATATAGTTAAAAGTACTCAATACGATACATACTAGTAGGTAAGGTATCGTGTACGATACCACGTTACTTTGTTAAGTGGTAAGGTATCGTCAACAAACCCTGAAAAACGTCAAAAAGTAGTGTAAAAACGGTAAAAATAACGTATACGATACCACCTAGGTGATAACGTATTTTTGCGGTTGACATAGCAGGCTCTTTAAAAAGGAGTTTTCCAGATGTCGACTATTGATAAATTATACCATAATCATGGACAGAGCAATGACGCGTACAACAAGGAAACAAATGTTGAAATACCATATTTGGTGACAGGTGTTGAAAGTGTTCAGGATGCAATTGATGCTCTTGCCGCGTCAGAAGATGTACCTAAATTTCATGGACGTTTGGTTGTAACCGGATATGACTTTGACGAATTGTCTGCAGAGGGAGCATATCAGATTGTTGTAAAATACGGGTTCTCGGCAACTTCTTCTGAATCATGGTCAAGTTCTGATGATGCGGACAGTAATCCGGAAGTAACTATTGATATCGGGGCTAATTCCGATACTCGAATGCATTCGCTAAGACGTGTTGCTACAAGTTCCGGCGCTCCTGATTCAATTGAGAGCAAAACTGCTATCGGCGTAGATGCTGACGGTAATATCAATGGCTGTAAAGTTCTTACCGGTTATCGTACTCGTACAGAAATATTTTATATGCCGTTGAGACGCTTGTCTACTAAATACGAGAAAGCCCTTGATCAACTGGTGGGAGCTATCAATAACAAAGCTTTTCGCGGTTATGCTGCTGGTGAAGTACGTTTTGACGGTGCGACCTATACTTACAGAGAGGGGCAGGAAGAACCTGTTCGAGTTACTTTCAAATATTCGATTTCAGCCAACATGGAAAAAGTTAAATTCGGCAAATGGAAAATGACTAAACGCGGATGGGATTACGCATGGATAAAATACACTACTGACGAAGCGGACGGTGAGCCGGTAGCCGAATATGCTGTGATCGATGAAGTAAGTACATATGACGACTTTGGAAAATTGGGGATAGGCAGATAATATGGATAAGGTAAAAAAGGGTGATCCGTTAAGACTTTCGGCAGGATTTATCAATGATACCATTGATTCAAACGTCAGGAGCAAACAACATGATTTGACCTTGAATAATTTACGCCTGAAAAATCTTGGTATTGTTACTGTACGGAATAATTCTGATAAAGACCGCAAGATTTTTGAACCGATCAATATTGATGGCATTTTGCTTGATATCGAAAAGGATGGCGGCATAAAAACCAATGGCATCTTTAAAGGGGTGCTCGATGATAAGATTGATATTTTCGCGGTGTGCCTGAATGCCATTCCTAAAACTAAAACCGGACGTGCCATGCTGGTTGGTATTACTCCGGCCAGAGTGAAAATTGAGAGTGCAACCCATAAGTACATCACAGTAAAAGACGGCATACTTGTTTCCTGCTCATCAGGTCCGGCACGTTTGTTAGGTTCTCAAAAAGACAATGGCGAAACATGGGGCATGATTTACCTCGGCGGTACTGGCAGCGGAGGCAATAACTATACCGGTTTTTTCAGGCTTGAACCTGATGGCGAGAATACCGATACCATAAATATTGTAGATGGCTCCGATACCCTTGGCGATAATTGCGGTATTTATGTATCTGGTATTGATAAAACTTTAGTACCCAAAACCAGCCTGAAAATATCCACTGAATCTTACATAATGCTTTACGCTACTTATGCAGAGGAAAAGTGGACTATTGAAATAAAAGCCGAACCCAGCATGCCGGATTTTTCCGCTGAAAAGTTCACAGCCTTGCTGGGTATCGTTAAATGGGATACCGAAAACAAGAAAATGGGTCAGCCCATACAGATTTGGAATAACGGAATTATCTACAATAACAGGTATAGTTAAGGCTTTTTGATTATGGTATATATTATTTTTGCTTTATCCAACTTATCTGTTAGTTCTTTTAAGGTTCTTCCGGAATATTTAGATTCTTCATCCATTACTACGCTGTAACATCCGTTGTCGTATTTTCTGATGCTTGTTTGGGTGCCATTAATTGTAGCTTTTCCAATAAATTCGTAATTCATTTTACGCTCCTTATGAGTTATTTACATTATACATGATTACGTATGATGTTTCATTTATTTATAAAAAAAATCAAGGAAATTAAATAATGCAAAAACCTACTGCCTGGAGCGACTGGAATGATTTACCGATACTGGCCTTGCCGTCAGTTAAAGGCTACGAGATGTATGAAGCGATCCGCGAACGCATTGAATATGTTTTCCCTGAAATGATTGCTGAGGATATGCCGTCCGCTTTGCGTCCACTGCTTACAGATTTTAACCCGAATAGCGATCATAAGGTTATTGAGCGGAATATGCACAAAGCTATTACGGAACTTATCCCATGGTACCGGAACTGGACAAGTGACGATGCAAGGCTTTGGAATGAAGCAGATTTACTTGCTGCGCTGGGAGAAGAAAAACGCATAGAGCCCAACCCTTATTTTTTAAGCGCGAAATGGCTGAAACAGGCATTCAGGATCGTCAATTACCTCCGAAAAAAAGAGGACATCATTTCTATTACTTGGATTGATGAAGCCGAACCGGGATACACGGAGGGCAATACTTATGACGAACACAAAGCAATGTTTGAGGATGCAATCGACTTTTTCACGGCAGTTATCCAACCAGGTGGTGGAAGTGGCGGTGATATTTTTGGTTCTTCTGGCAGGCCGTCAAATGTGCTGTACTATTCCTGTGACCGCGATCCATGCGATTCTATGAACAGCTTTGTACAGGCATTCAATGCTTTGAAATCGCAGTATACAGCAACAAAATACACGGTCGGTTTGTTTGTGGATTCATCCGGATCAATGAGTTTGCGTACTATACAGCCAGCCTATGATAACTTTGTAGCTTATATCAAAGAGTTTTATCCTGATTCACGTCTTGTGGAACGCACTGCCGGCAATGAAGCATGGCTTATATGGACTAAGGAGTATATAAGCCAGTTGAGATTTAACTTTGAGTTTAAAGAGGAAGAAGAAGCGGAATCACCCGCGAGCTAAACGAATAGTTCGCGGAAGTTCTGATTTCGCTTGTTTGAGAAGCCTTGCGGCACGGGGAGCTATGCCCGGATTATCGCCGTTAATCAGCGTGAAAGACTGGCTTAAGCCTCCGGGCAAGCTTTGACCAGTGACCACCTTACCTTCAGTTTGCTTGTTGTAATTCCTGATAAGAAATACAGCCTGTTCGCAATATGCTTTTTTCAGCGTGTCGCTTTCTTCTGCATTATTCAATATCAGGTCATTACGCGCCATCTCCAGAGCTGCTTCACGGGTAGCTTCATCTTGTGAAGTCCAGTAAGCGCCATCAAGGTGTATGGCAAAATAATTGTTCGCAAATTCCAGTAATTCAGTCATGATTATTTACTCCGTAAACTCCTTGAGAGCCTCGTATTCTTCAATGCTTTTAGGCTGATACCTGCCACGGAAATAACTCTTTTTGAGCTTTTCACACCAGCCGGCATTCTTGAAGTGCAGAACAGGAATTTGTTTCTGCTTTTTAGCCTGATCTTTGCTGGCTTGTTCTGCGGCTTCTCTGGCTGCTTTTTCCGCGTCCGCTTTAGCTTTTGCCTCTGCTTCGGCTTGCTGTCTTTTGGCAAAATCAGCTTCCGTTTCCGGTTTGCCCGGGTCACCCTGTAAGCCTGGTTCACCGTTGGGATCGCCATGGGCTTGAATGATAGCTTCGCACATTTCAATCAATTCTTCATGGCTGTATTCTTCGATGGGCTTGAGTTCCTGTTTGCTGTTCCTGCAAAGGAAATCATAAACAGCTTCAGGATCATTAAGGTCTACTACCTCTGTTTCAGAAGTGTCTCCACCCTTTGCTACTCCGGTGGCTTCATCATACATCTTTTCAAGTTCTTCAAGCTTGTAGGAATTGATGCCTTTTTCCGGCTTCTTACCCATATCAGTCAGCTTGTCATAGATTTCTTGTTTAGTCATAACTCACTCCGTGAATAAAAAGGCGGCATATTTCAGCCGCCACGATTATCGGAATTAACCGGTAATGCCATCCATAAGGATGTGGTTAACTCCCACGTTTTCAACGATGAACCCGACAGAACCCTGAATGGATTTTCTCACTTCACGGCTGGATGCGCTGGGCTCATCCTTTTTCTGCAGGCCGTCATCAGTGAGCCAACCCTTTTGGCAGTCGGACTGCTTAACGATCGGCAGTCGGTTATTGCCCATATCAGAATCAACACGAACCTTGATGATGTGTCCCTCAAAGTCGATAGAGTCGATATACACACCAGCGGTATGGTCGGCTTTGGTAGTCTGAACAGCCAGCTGACTGTTAGCCATGTTGAAAGTATTGATAATACCCTTGTTGGTCGGAGATGCCCAAATGGTATCTACAACGCCGCCTGCGTCAAAAACCATCTTGATAGCAGCAACAACTTTTTCTTCGGCAAGAGCGCCGGTATTGTTGTAGAGCAACGGGGCACGGTTGCCATTGTTAGTATCAGTCAACTGGGAATACAATCCGGCAGACATATAGCGGTCGGAATCATCGACTGCTTTCTGTTTGCGTCCATGGATAGACATACGAGCGAGAGTTTCTGCAACCCTGATCATTGCTTCCTGAACGATGATATAAGTTGCATCTGCAACACTCAGGCCTTTTCCCACGTAAATGGCATGCTTTGTCCAGTCCATGACTTCAAAGATGGTCTGCACATAGTTGCTGTAAACGCTGGTAAGCTCAGACATGCTCTTAACGTTCTTGAGGTCGGTATCCGCACCAGCGTAACCAATGACAGAAAACGCGGTCTGATCAGCATGGGCTGCGGCAGTAGAATCACCTGCGCCACGAGCATATACATCAATGGTATTTGCCGCACGGTCTACAGCTTTGATAATGACCACTTCATCTTCCACCTGCAGAACATGACCGATATTCAGGCCTTTAAGTATATCGGCAGGCATTTTCAGTCCGGAAACAGCGACATTATCCCAACCGCCAGCAGCTCCATCGCCAATGAGTCCATCACGGCTGGTTTTGCTTCGGCTGTAGATATCAAACTGTTTATTGGTCAACGGGGTGTCAGGTGCGCCCATACCCTGATAAAAGGCACCTTTAAACGGACCAAGTTCGATAGCTTTGGCTACTGCCAGCACTACGGGGTCTTTCTTGGCTACAGGGTCTGAGAACTCTGTGAATTGTCCGAATTCAAAAGACATACTCCTTACTCCTTATTTTGGTTGTTGTCGATTTCGGTTTGTAATTCTATTACTCTTGAGGCCTCACGTTTTGTCAGGTTATCTTTACCCAACAATTCGTTAAGCTCCGCTTCCTGGGTCTTGGTTTTGTCCTCAGGAGTTTTTTCATTTCCTGAACCGCCACCACCTTTATTTACTTCCGCAGTGAAATATTTCGGCTTATCCTTTTTCAGGTTGTCCATAAAAGATTCGCCGTCTTTTTCGAGATCAACTTTGTCTTTGCCGACAAGGTATTTGAGGTACTCTGGATCAGTAAACTTATGCTTAGAGGCCAGCTTGCTTACTGCAAGATCAAAATCCTGTGCGGTCTTGGCAGCCTTGACATCATCATTCTCTTTTTTGAGCTTTTCGTTTTCTTTTTGAAGCTTTTCCACTTCCGAAAGTTTGTCGTTTTCGGCATCGTCAATTTTCTGCTGAGCTTCTGCAAGCTGTTGAGCAAGTTCTTTTTCCTTGCTGTCATCATGCTTCGGCTCGTTGTATTCCTGCAGAAACTTCTTTTCCGCGTCAGAAAGCTCTTCACCTTTCAAAACTTTTGCTAGGAGTACTTTGATTTTCATATGCTGGATATCCCTTTTTACATAAGGCTTCCTTTGTCAACATTGAAAAAGACTTGTGGAGTGATAGTGTATGAAAAAGAAAAGGTGAGTATTTATGGATAATGGCTACTGGTAATCAATAAAATGGAACATTTAACCTTTAATTATTTATAAAGCTACTTTTGATTTTTCAACACAGAGAATACATAAAATTAAAGCAAAAATAATTAAAAGATAAGAAAATGAATAATCAACAAATACAGGGTTGTAAGGCGTTAACTGAAAATGTATTAGAGTATTTAGATGAGTTTATTCGCAATGCAATATCAAGAAGTTCAAATATTCAATGTGTCAAAAGCATAGCTCATGATTTGAATGTAATGAATGAATTTATTGGTCAAGAATCTCCAGATTGGATAAAAAATTTGATAGGGTTATGTGCTCGAGGACAAACAGACCCAAATACAACACAAGAAATAATTAAGCTTAGGTCAGCTATTGAGTATTTCTCTTGGGAAGATTTTTATAACGATGATGGAGATATAGACAAATTAGACTATGATAAAATATTTACCGAAGAAGCCAATAAAAATGGGTTGAATGAGGCTCTTGATCGTTTAGTTGAATGCTTGGAAATAATTAAAAATGAGTCTCAGTTTAATTTTTCTAAGCAAACACGCATTGATATTGAAACTTTAATAATTGGACTAAAAAAGTCAAAAGGGAAATCAGAATCTTCAATAAAAACATGGGTGGAGTCAGTTTGGGCACTTATAAAAACTTGTATTCCTCATGCTGATAAAATTGAAGCATTAAACAAATTGCTTTCTGATACTCAACACGCTTATAATGATGTATCTTTTAAAATAATTGAAGCAAAGAACATGGTTATAGCAAAAATTCAAAATGAATTTTGCAATCAGAAGCTCCTGCCCAAATTTGAAGAGGCTAAGCAAATTGCAAACAATAATTCTGAGTAAATATTAAAAATCACCTTTCAGTAACTTATCCAGGAACTTTTCGCGCTCCTCGAAGCTCATATTCTCAATGAGCTTTTCAGCCATAGCTACTTCGGTGGCATTCTCAACCTCAGCTTCAAGCTTGTGCTTGTCGCTCCACTTTTCAGGACGGCGGTTAACCAGCCAGAACTTGATCGCGTTCACGTCCGGTTCAAAGGTTTTAGTCTTGACGGTTTGTTTAACAATTTCACCATCGCCATCGGTTTCCAGATGCCGTTCGCGGACTTCAAAGCCCAAACAACGCTTAAGCAGGGCGTTCTCAACCTTGGTATCAACCGGAGCTTTCCCGCGCGCGATAGCCTCCAAAAACTCTAGGTGCTTCTTCTGGTAATTGTAGTAAGTTGCGGTCGATATGCCGAGTTTTTGGGCGATCTGTTCGTCGTTAAGTCCCTCTCTCGCAAACCCTTCCGCAAGTATTGGAAAGTTTTCGTTATATTTGCCTTTGCTCAAAATAGTTTCTCCTGAACCGCATCACCCTCTACAAACTGTTTCTTGTATCTGTTTCTTGCAGCGGTAATTTTCGACAATGTCAGGCAGAAGATACTTTTCAGTTCCGGATGATTTCTTACCGCAAATAAAAGGGCTGTATTAATGCGCTGTCGAGATACGCCTCGCTCCCTTGCCATTTCAGCCTGTGTAATATTCGGATTGCGAACCAAGGCACTAAGGAGCGAGAGCGTATTATCATCAAGAGAAAGTATGTAATTCAGAACTTCTGACAAATTCTCGTAATTATCACTTTTACCGATTTTATCACACTCGTTGCTTTTACCTGCAACACGAAAAGAGTTCTTGTCGTAATCTACTGCATTACGAACTCTGTTGGCGTTATCAGGGTTGGGACTGCTGGTCACATATTCGCACGAGTCCCAGTACTCACAAACATTTTTGCAGGATTGGTCGAAGTGTCCGAAACATTCACCTGCGGTTTTTTCGTAGTTTCGTTCTGTCATTTTTTTACTGCACCCTTTTATTTTTCGGCAAAGTGTCAACACAGCCAATCAGGTCTTTTCACTAAGATTGTCAATAGCGTTTTTGTCACGAGTAAAAATATCCATTATCTCGGCGAAGCTCTTGCTGTTTATGACACGTCCCCCAATGGTGTTTTGCATCAGAGTCCTGAAACATGCAGATGAATTTTCTTTCATGGCCTTTGTGTACTTGAAGTTTTCATGATCATAAAGAAAATGATTCAGATTAGCCTTGTTGGTTGTGAACCCGGGAACGCCCTCAACACCACAGCAACAAAGGGAATCGCCCATATTCCGTAACCTGTTTTCGCCTGAAAAGAATTTCATGCCAAGGTCATGGGCCGTCTGCCTGATCTGTACGAAGTCCGCTTTCAGCTTTTCAACAGGATAGACGTAATCGGCGCCGCTTTTTATCATGCCCTTGCGCTTCTGGAAATACTTGATCCCCTCCACAATAATGCCATATACTCCGGCTTCTTTGTACCGTGGCAAATTACTGATAATATCATTCTTTACCTCACGTACATACGGCTGTATCCTGATAATAAGCCTTTTGCAGTGTTGAGAAATTACCGCAATATCCTTAAGCCGTTGTTCAAAGGTCGGGGCACCTGGTTCAATAACATCGAACTTCGGAGATATCAGAGATACTTGCACAACGGCATTGCATTGTTTCAGTGAGTTCAGATACTCAGGCTGTACGAGGCAGGTTGTGCCCTTGGTCGATACAATAAAAGGATATTTCGTTTCCGCGAATACTTTCAGGCACTGCAAAGAGCTTTTAAATTTGTTCTCTATAGGCTGAAAAGGGTCAGACATACCGCCCCAATGCAACGGTATATCCCAGTCGCACCAACGCGTTTCAGTTGTGCGCTTTCCGTCAATGAACCTTTTTAGCGCGGTGGCTGATTCATCGAGCTTAATATTTGATATATCAGTCTTTCGGGTCACAAAACAATATTTGCACCCGTGCGAGCAACCGGAATAATTATCAAACCTGATCGGCAGGTCGCATAAAATAATCTGACTTCCACACTTTGGCATTATGCATCCCCCTCACAAAGCTTGATAATCTGTTCAACGACTGCCTCCTTGCCGTATTCCTTGATGTACTTATCAATTTCCTCTTTTTTGCTTTTGGGAAAGATAAGAGTGACCGCAAAGGAATCAGAATCAGCGTTTATGGAGTTCTGGAAGTTGTTTTCCAGCAAATCATCAAGAATGCCGTCCGTTCGTTCAAAGGTTTCAATTTCCTCGTCAGAAAATCCGGTTGCATCAACAAGGGAGCCCATGCCGGCAAGCAGCTCGGCAACTTTCTCATCAGAAAAAACAGAAAGATCACTGGTTTTGTTGTCTGCCAGTGCCAGTGCTTTGCGCTTGTCGTCAGCGGTCTTTAAATCGGTTCGCTTGATGGCGATCAATTCAGTCCCGTCCGATTCGATAACGCGAACAGGCAGCCCTAAGGACTGTGCCTGTTCATATACCCCGTTTCCGGCTATCAGCATGTTTTCAGAGTCAACCAGCACTGAACGTCCAGTGCCCAGCTCTTCGAGACTGCTTTTTATTGCGTTCTTGTTGTGATCGTCATGTATGCGAGCATTTTGATTGTCAAAAACAATATCATTCATCGTAAAACCTTATAAGTTGTAAATCTATTATGTGTCCGTCCTGTCAACAGGAGGTTTTATTCTCGCCCAGTGAGTTATATGCTTGCGATACACGAAGCCCGTGGAAGTGATATAAGCGTGGTCGCTTCCAGGTATAAAAACTCCCAAAGTCCATGCATTATTCTTAAGCCACAAAGCTACATGTTCTTTATCATTCGGCCTTGATGAGTTTTCAGTGCTAATCCACTCTATGGGCTCTTCTTCGCTTACTTTTCGTGCCACTTCTGTAATGCATGGTATACGGTTGGCTTGTAGTTGATCTATAAACGCAATTATATTGGATAAATCCAAGAAAATTTTATTCCCCTGATTGTCTGTAATACATGGGAACATCCTTACACCATCAACCACGCTTGACTCGAATACCTGATCGTATTCATCTCCATCGAGCTGTAATTCGTCCTCATTAAACAACATTACTTTTTTTACGGTATGCGTCTTAAAATTATCGCAATTAGAGTGTTTTCTTTCCGTATCGGATTCATTTTTAACGAAAACAACATCTTTCCCATCTGTTCGGAGAGATGACGCACACTCAGGAGAATTTATATCGTTGCATTCCATTCCTGTAATTTTGGCAAACTCGCAGTTACGGCAACGTTTATTTTCTTTATCTTCAATGCACTTAAGGCTAATGCCACTCCAAACAAATTCTTCTCCTATTTTGTATTCTCTCATTTTATTCTATTCCTTATTTAACTTTTTTTCTTAACTGTTGAGAATAACGTCTTGCCGCTTTTAACAGCGCTTTAGCCTCTTTCCGGCTCATGCCGAAATGCTGATAATACCTCATTGTTCGCATTTCTCACCATCCTTTTTTACATTGTCTTTAGGTTCCCAATGGCTAAACGTATTTCTATTGCATGCAAGACACGCTGAATAGAAACTGTCATCATTGGGATTATCGTTAAGCGGCACCCACGGTTCTAAATACCATTTGCATGTAGAGCAATCGATAATTTTGCAATAGATAACACCGCTATCGGGTTCTTTATCGCATATATCTTCTAGTTCAGTATTCTCGCAATGAAAAACCTCTGTACTGCCGTCACCAATGATAGTACCACCGCAATTAGGACATTTACCCACGGTTGCGCCTCCTCGATTTAGCTGCCTGTTTGTTCTTTTTGCGACGTTGTTTTATATCTTTTTCGTACTTTCCACGGTTGGCGGCTTCGCGAATTATTCTACATTTTGAGCCAAAATTTGAGCCAAAAATTGAGTTTGAATAGATTTCCATTATAGCCCCCATTTAGCTTTGTATTTCTGAATAAATTCAGAGGGGAAAGAGCTTTTCCAACCACATTCGGGGCATACGAACTGTTCGCCGTCAAAGGTTGTACGTGGCATACTGCATTTGGTCACGTTGCCGCAGTACGGCGTATACCATTTGTCGTTAAAGAGGTTGATCCTGACTATTGTGTTTTTACTCATTTTTCCGGTTCTCCCTCGAATGTTATCTGCAATTCATAATCTTCGCCGTCATCGAGTTCAACTTCATCATAAACGATCTTCCAGCAATATTTCTCATGATCATATCCCGACCAGCCAAACTGCCGTTGAAAAACTCCAATGACAAAATGCCCATCATACACATCATCCATAGTAGCTGGATTCTTATCGTTTTCATGTATCATTTTCTTTGCTTCTTCAAGCGATTTAGCGAATCCAAGCGAATGATAAACTTCATCGCTCGTGATGTTTCTGATTTCAAAAATATTTTCGCTTATTTCTCCACAGGCATTGTTAGCCTCTTCCATGATTATATAATCTTCATCGGGAACAAAAATATCATGCCATTCTTCATTGTCAGGGCAGTGAAACTTTGCACCATAACACCCGAAAAATTCATGTTCTGTCATTGATTCGACTTCAATATCTTCATGGCAAACTTCGCCGTTACCTTGAAATGTTTTTACTCTAACTTTCACAACTCGCCTCACTTGTTTTCTTTTTCATACGCTTTGACGAATTCAGCAACACCGTACCCTGCATATTTGTGGGGCTCTGCGAATTTGTCTGCACATGCTTCTGTACCGTTGCAGTGTTCTTCGGGAATTTTACATTCATAACATGGAGATTTGCATGGTCCCAGAATATTGATATAGCAGTCCCGGACGTGAACAGGTTTCAAGAGTTCCTTAAGGGCTTGTCGTATTGCGGTGTCAATTGCAGTATTGAATAAATCCATCCTTTCAGATGCCGGATTTATCCATCCGCATTTATCAAGGTCATCGTAAGCACGCTTCCGAAGACACTCCATCTCATCAAAAAGATTATTATAAATTTTATCGAGTTCTTCTTTAGAAAAATCTTCCTTTTTTTTATCAAGAAGTCCATGCTTTTTTTCCCATAATCGTAGAGCATGTTTGTCACGGCGATTCCATTTGCCCTTAGGAACTGCAAAAGGATAACCGTTTTCACGAGCCAACCGTTGTGCATCGGCGTTTTTAATGAGAAACGGCATACATCTTAGTCTATGTAATTCTTGATATTTTTCTTTTGAGAATCGAACCCCGAATGAACAACTAGCACTTGAATTGCCTTTGATCATTACCCATAGATAAACCCCGTTCAAAGGAGTTGTCAGCACCCAAGACGCTAGTGTTTTGTAATCATCATAGCCCTCAAAACTGAATCCGAAACGCCGCAAGAGGTAAGCGGTTGCGTGACCATAATCGAACTTATCACCATATATTTCCTGGGCTATTTTGCCCGGGTTTAATTCTCCCCCTGAGCCGAAACCATTTAAAAATTCTTCACCTGTGTACTGTTGCATAAGTATCTCCTTTTTTATAAGTTTTTATTCTCAACCCTGACGAAAATACCAGGTACTTCAGAATGATATTTCTCGATGGTTTCTGAATAGACCTGAGAATCATCGTTCCAATATCCTGTTTTAGTCATTGCGTCCTTTACCAGCTTGATCAGATTATCTGTATCGGGGCGTGTAAGCTTGGGAATAACACCGCTTTTACCTTTGAGATGCGGAAAGTTGAACGTAACCGTCAATTTTATAGCACCAGTAAAGGGCTTTTCAGGCTTATACAACTCCATTACAGCTTGCCAGAATGCGGTAGCTTTTTTCAGGTTGTCACCTTTGTAACCGCCTTTCTTATTTTGTCTGCGCTGCTGTGCGGTGGTCTTGGGAATGACGCATTCATGATAGAATTCAATTTTCACTTTGTTTCTCCTTTGGGAAATACAAGCCCGTTTTTATAGTTAAGCTTGTTACATGAAGTAATCCGTTTGCGCACTGACTGCTCACCGATCCCAAGATATTCAGCCATGTCTTTAACTGTTACAGGCTCACTACTACCCATATTCACCGCGTTATAAGCCTTGAACGTTTCATCACTGGTTTGCTTTTTCTTATTGGCAACAGCTTCTTTGCGCGATGGCTTAGGAGCTGGTTCACCGATTGCAAGGCAGTCCGCTAATTCGTCATTATCATCAACTGGGTGAGTCGGATAATCGAAAAAGCAGTTAATGGGCTTGAATGACGCAAATTCACGCAGAATACCGCCTATGCGCCATGCTGTGAGCTTTTCAGCATTAATACGAGCATGAGGGCGCACTGAACGCATAACGTCTCCTAAGCCGTGCTTTTCTGCCCAGTCCGCAAGATGGTTGCCGTTTGTGATTGTATCCTGATCACAATCATCCATCCAATCCGGCCTTGCCTTGCCAAAAGCGGCAATCATGGCTTCACATTCCCGAACGTTTATGATCTGTTTGCGTTTAGCGTCGGTAATATCAAGCTGTATCATGTCGAGCAATGCGTCAGGATCACGAGCGAAAACGCCGGAACCGCTTGCACGGTCATGTGCTGATTTCTGCCCCTGCTGACCTTTTGAATGATGATGACAGTAGATTACTGACGCTTTCAGCTCATGACATACCTTGTCAAACTGGTTACAGAACTTTGCCATCTGATCGGCTGAGTTTTCATCACCCGTGATAACCTTGTAAATCGGGTCGATTATGATTGCTATGTAGTTCTTTTTTATGGCTCGTCTGATCAATTTGGGCGCAAGCTTATCCATTGCCATGGACTGACCGCGCAAGTGCCACATATCAATCAAACTGGCATTTTTCATAGGCAAGCCCATAGCCTTGTAAACGTCTGCCAAACGATGATAACAGCTTGCCCTGTCCAACTCCAAGTTTACATAGAGCACACGCCCCTGAGTGCATAGCCAGCCCAGCCACTTAACGCCCTCAGCGATTGCTACAGCTAATTCAAGCTGCAGGAAACTTTTGCCAGCCTTTGACGGTCCCGATAACAGCATTTTATGGCCTTGGCGCAAAATTCCCTCTATCAGGTTATCAGCCAGCGCAGGAGGATTTTTAACAAACTCCTCAGAGTTTTCCACGTCCGGCAAATCATCATTTAAGGCGGCAATCCAGTCTTCCCAGTCTTTCCATGAATCCTGACCAATATTGATATCAACAAGGCGTTGCTGCTTGCCGTTGCGTGTGGCACCAGGCAGACGCGAAAGCCGTGAGGGATTGCGGTTCTGACGGTCGATTACCAGTCCGTTACGCTTGCAAACGTCATACAGGAAATCAACTCGTTTCTGATATTCCTTGTAGTCCGGAGCGTCGACTTTTACAATAGCATGCAAAGATTTACCGCCTGAATGAACCAGCGCGGCAACAGGCAGTTCCAGTTCTTTGATGATCGTATACTGACGCTCAATGCTGATTACATCGGATTCAACAAGCGCATAGCGGTACTCGGTTACATTCTTATCAAAAGAACCGTTCCCGTCCATTGGATTAAAGCGAATCCAAGCACCGCATTCTTCCGGCCAGTCCCCGATTACTTCGCCAAGTTCCTTGGCTTTTTGCAATTCCTCAATCAATTCTCCTGCTGTACGTTTGGACGCTCCACGCTTGGGCATCCACTTGTAACTGCCGTCTGGATTGTCGACCTGGTACGCATCGGCAACAATACAGACGTGTTCGTCTACCTGAAAAACAGTTTGCAGGTATTTGGTCAGGTCATTGACTCCGCTCCAATTCATCGGGGCAGGAGGAAGTTCTTTTTCTTCGAGCCATTCTTCCTTGATGACTTTCAGTTCATCAACCTTGATCGTGTCGTTCCAGTCAAGTTTTCCTGCAACGTTGGGGATATAACTATCTTCCCATACCACAGGCTGCTTACGTCCGTATTCGACGGCCTGTTGCCATTTCTTTTTGCCCTCTTTCGCGTCAAGGCACAGCCCTACAGCCAAGTTTTCCAAGTCCAGCATTTCAGATTGAGAGATGGCGCCGCCAGCCGCATAGCCGCCAGCTAAACGCCCGACATCACGGAGGCAAAGGTGCATTTCACCCTGAATCATGCCCTCTTTAAGTTTCTGACCGACAATTTCACTTGCTTTCATCAGTTATCCTCATCTTCATCGACATAAACGTATTTGCCATCAACCAGCTTGTAATCTTCTTTTCTGTCAGGTCTGAGCCTGAAAGCAATTTCATAAGCTTCTTTACTGCAATCTTCTACTGGTGCTATTCCACCCACTCCATTTTGAGCTTGTCCACAACCGCAGTTGCTGCCTGTATCTTCATCGCTCCATTCGTAATAGAATTTTACCTCTGGGAACATCTTGGATATTTTGTATATCAGATTAGGAACTCCATTCCATGCCGTTTCAAAATCAAACATGCCGTCATTGATACGTTCACAACTGTATGAATTCCATTTTGTGCCCCATTTTTCACGGCTCCATGAATACCAGGTAGCGTGTCCATATTTTTCCATGTTTTCGGCATAAATAAATCCACGTTCAATCATTTCTTTTTTTCTTTCAAGAGGAGCTTCCCAAAAGCGATTAAGATATAATTGAATATTGCCGAATATACTTTCAGTTTTTCCGGTAAGGACTGCGTAACCAGTCTCGCCGATTGTGCCCGATTCTACATTTAGAGATTCAGGCATCGGAACGATCTTATCAAAATCTGGGAATCGTATCCATTCTTCTGTATAATCCTGTTCAAAGTCTTCTGGAGCACCATTTACTGGGTCTTGTCCCATTTTGGTAAATAGGTTAGTTTCTTCTTCAAGCCACCCGTAAGTGTGCTTTTGTGTTTTATGCTTAAAAATAAGCTTTCCGTCAAAAGCTTTTCTTTTTTCTCTTGGAAAATGAGTACTCAGTTGCTCGTACACTGCGTTAATCTGCACTTGGGTTCCCATGATGTGAATTCTGTTTTTGATGTGATTAGGCATGGTTTACTTTCCTTTTGAGGTTATATGATTGCGGTAAACATTTCTTTCCTGAAAGTCTGATGCTGTCAGCATTATAGGAAGTTCAAAGTTATAAATTCCGAGTTGTCCTTTGCAGGGAATAGGCTTATTCAGAAGCACGGGATTGTCGATCACCCAATGCCAAGGTGCATCCATAGCCCACGGGCTAGAGTGATCCTGTACGCAGTCGACAATCTCAACATGTCCGATTATGTGACCAGGCATAAAGTGATTTTGAATATCGCAACGTTTTATATCGAACCTTTCACACATCCAGTCAAACGCTCCAAACTCAATTGTATTGGGGATTTGAATAAACACCTCCCCACGATAGTTAGTTCGTCTTGTGCGATTTTCGATGTCCTTTACTGGCACTCCTTTCGGCAACTGCTTTCCGAAAAACCAGTATCCCCAAGGAGCACGAACTGATAAAACTTTTACTATAAAGTCCTCTTTTGTTAAAGGGGTATCACAACCCAGTGAATCATAATCAACGCCACATTCCTCTGCCATAAATTCTTTTTCTATGCTCATGATTGTTCCTCAGTATAGTTAATAGCTTTGCTGTAATCTATGAGTTCACTATCAACATGTAATACCGCTTTGCTCTTGATGTAATTAGCATCCCATATTTGATATTTACCGTCTGCCATTCTTGCATATTTTTCCGCTTCGGCACGACTGAATACTTCAGCGTCATTAATGTTGCACGTGTAGCCGTTGCCGTTCTTACGATAGAAGAGCAGGCAATTACCTACCCATGTTCTATTAACGGTCAGATAGCATTCACGCTTATCCAAACACGTACAGTTATCATCTGTTTCGCAATGCAGTTTGCCTTTGTTTTTGCATGGTGTATTTATATGATTTTCCTTTCCAATCTCTTCGTTGTAATAACACCCACAATGAATGACACCGTGACATAAACTGCCATAAAGAAACTGGGCTTCTTTTCCACAATTTGGACATTTTTCAATCATTTTTTGACTCCTGTTTTTTGTTACGCCGCCAATCCTGCGGCAATTATTGCTTTAGCCATAATCGGAGGAACGGCATTTCCTATTTGCTTGACTTTTTGAGTGCTGTTACCGCTGAATTTGTAATCTTTCGGGAAACTGGTAGCAGCAGCCAGTTCATGCCATTTCAGCATTCTAAACCGAATATCCAGCGTGTATTTACATCCCTCAACTAGCGCGAAACGGTCTTTAGTCGTAACCGTTCCCAGCGGTTTGCCTATGCTTTCCGCGTTTTCGCCTGAGCTGTAATATTTCAACAGGAAAGGCTCAACGAGGGCGTGACCGCAACGAGTTGTAATTGTCGGCAAGGGCTTATGTATCGACACACAATCAACACCGCTCATCTGATGCAGTATCAGCGGTTCAACCAAGCAATGTTCTGCTTTGGTCACAACTGTACTTAACGGCTCGTGGATGCTTTTGGAGCGATCTTTACTGCTGGTGTGTCCGGTAGCCATGATGAACGGTTCAACAACTCCATAGCGGTTGGAACAATCCAGTACCGGCACAGGTTCATTGATTGAGTGATTGCGATCTTCTCCACCGTTATAACGAGTCAGGAATGGTTCGACTAACCCAAAATTAACCCCACCTGCGGTTACTGTCGGCAAAGGATTTTTCATGTCGCAAGTTGTTCCCGTCCCGTAATGCTTTGTAAAAAACGGTTCAACTATTCCGGCATGAATGCCTCCGCAACTGACTGTAGGCAAGGGCTGGTTTATTTCCCGTGTTTTACTTTGTCCACGAAGAATTACCAAAAACGGCTCAGCCCATTCGCCCCAATACTTCTTTATTCCGGTTTCGATACGTTTAAGGGTATTTTCCGCAAGAGGCTTTTTGCGGTTAAAAATAGATTTGCTTTTGACATTCCAGTCAATTATATCCTTGGCTGGAACCCATCTTTCAGAAGCAAACATGTCCGGTTCCTGCGTATGGGTTTCTGCAGGCCAAGCAATTTTGTTCTTACCTCTGACCGCTTGCAGGATTACCCGTCTGCGAGTAGTTGGAGCTCCGTAATTAGCCGCGTTCATGATTCGCCAGTCAACTCTGTATCCTAAAGACTCAAGCGCAGTGACGAAAGCTATGAACGTTTGCCCTTTCTTTGATTTCAGTGGCTTGCCTGATGCTCCTAATGGTCCCCAGTCGAGAAATTCAGGCACGTTTTCAATGTACAGCCTGTCGACATACAATTCCTGAACCCATTTCAAAACCAGCCATGCGCTTGCACGGCTTTGGTCACTGCAAGGCTTGCCTCCACGGGCACGGCTATGGTGTGTGCATTCAGGAGAAGCCCAAAGCACATGTACACGTCCACCTGGTATCGCTTTCCACGGATCAACCGTCTGAATGCTTTCGCATTTATGTTTTACTTCGGGATGGTTCTTGGAATGTGTTTCGATGGCGATATCCCAGTGATTGATAGCCAGCATTTCATATTCTTTGCCGGCTTCCTTAAAGGCTTCTATCATGCCCGTGGTTTCACCGCCAGCACCGCAAAACAAGTCCACCGCTATAAGTTTCTTAGTCATTTTGCCTCGGTGATTTTATTGAATTCAGAAGCCAATATTTCAATAGCATATTCCGGTGGAGTCCACATAGGCTTACAATTGCTTAGGTATTTATCAGGAAAATGAAAAACAATACATGTTTTATCTTTTGATACTTGCCAATTAATACTTATAAGGAAGTTACGCTCATCAATTCTGGCATCATATTTATAAATGCCACGTGCTGGAAAATTCAATAAATTCATAGCATCTTGTATTTTTGCAGATGGGAGTTTGTTTATTTTATCCCAAAACTCCCTGTTGCGCTGATAAGGTTTTTGCATACCATTGTGATCCGGCTTACAAAAACCTTTTGGGGCTTTGTCTTTAAACTGCAATCCTGCAAATTCGCAATATTCAACCCGTCCAGAATTATAGGTGAATAATTCTGCATTGTAACTTTTTGCTATTGCTAATAATTGAATCCTTTTTTCTTCAATTCGCTTTTCAATATTAGTAAAACAATCAACAATTTCTTTTTTTGTGACTTTGAAATACATCTTCATTACTCCATTTAAAAATTCATCAATAATTGTCCGGTTTCGGTTCTCTGATATTCAATTTTTGGAATATCAATTACGGGCGTTTTGGGTTGTAGTTCCGGGGTATTCATCAAGGCTTTCATGCTGTCAAGCAGTTTGTAAGACCGCAGTTTTTCAGGCCAGTGATTCAAGAAGTAGACAGGCGTGAACCATGCTTTACGGCATTCGACTTGCAGGCAATCGCCCCATATTACCTGTCCGGCTGCTCCAAGCAATGAAAGCTGAATGTAAGCCATATTACAGCACTTGTAATCAATATCCTGAGCCGTGAAAAGAACTTTGTTCTGAAAATCAAACCCTTGCTCCTGCAGACGGTCACAAGTTGCGATCAACATGGCACCGCCACCAATGCACGGGTCGTTGATTTCTATATAACGCTCATTTTCCAGCCCTTTTACATCACAAGAAGTCATTCTTGCCATCATCAAGCATATTTCATATGGAGTAAAAAACTGACCTTTCCATTTATTGCCGAATTCCAACCCCATATAGACTTCTCCAAGGAAGTCCTGAAAGCGGTATTCCAGCGCATCGGTAACGATACTGGACAGTTTGTCCATCTTCTTGTAATCTTCGCTGTAACGTTCTGCAATTGTTTTAACTCTTAAAGCAGCTTCCTTACCATAAAAGGGCATTTGCAGACATGCGGCGAAAACATCCAGGAAGTCATTCCATACATTCCAACGGTCATGTTTACTGCTGATTGAATTAAATACCTTGATGAACTCTTTCTGATATTCATCATTACCCCGGAACCTAGCCATGATTAACGGTCCCTTGCTGGCATAATGATGAAGATAAAACCATTATCATCAGTTACCTTGCTAGGACAATATTTGTCAGAAAAATGCAAGTTAATTTTTTCAGCTTTCAAGTTTTTTATTGCTTGAATAAAGAGCTGTGGACTAAAACACATTTTTACCGGTTCGTCTTGATATTCAACTGAAATGAATGAGTTAAATTTGATTAATACCCTAGAGTCATTACGTTCTGTTGAGAATGATAATTTGTTATCATAAACTTCAAGTTGAAAGAATGAACCTGAATCAAGCATACTGATGATCAGCTCAATATTTTGCTTAAACTCTTTCAACGGCACAGATACTTTGTGCTTGCTGTTTTTAGGAAATACTTGACGATAGTTTGGATAATTCGCAACAATAGCTTTACACATGATACAGCTTTCATTGTTGCTTATTCTTATACGAGTGTTTTCTAAAAGGTCGAAAACAACATTTTTATCACCTTTCTTGAACATCTTCAATATTAGCTTTATAGCGTCATATGGAAGTATGAACTCACCTTTTCCCTCTCCAGCAGTTTCAACTGTTTCATTGACCAGGCATTTTCCGTTTGTACTGGTAAAGGTTGTTTCCTGCTTGTTATTTTCAACACATATGCCGTGCAAGCCTTTTCGGGTGTCATCAAGGCTTATAGTACCCAAAGTATTATTTAAAACTTTGATAAGCTTATCCCGTTTAATTATAAATGTGTTAATTGGCGCCGCTTCTATTTCTGTTGGAAAATCGTCAAGCGTGGAAAGCTCCAAGCATTTTTCTCCAGCGGTAATACAGAGGAGGCAGGGAGAACCAGCCAACTCTAATGATATTTCCTGGTCAGGGATTTTGGTAATTAACTTTTGCAAAAGCCTTGCATTTACACATGCGGTACCGAATGCTGATGAAACAGTTGCGTTAATTTTTACTTCCGCTCGAATAGAAACATCTTCATCAACTGTAGTCAAGTGCAGTTTATCCGAAGAAGCTTGCAATTTAACAGTCTTCAATACAGGAATTATATTAAATGATCTTTTGGAGACAATTGTAGCTATTTGCCTAAGAGCGTTCAACAAATCTTTTGTCTTAATTTTGATATTCATTTTTGTACCTTTTGAATGAATTATTGATTTGGTTTATAATTTTGAGGATCAATTATTTGAGGAACATGCCATGCATTGCCGGCTATGCGCCCGATCATTTTATTAGCCTCTGTCCAACTCCACATACCGACATTCTTGAAGTTATAGCGTTCAAGGCAGCGGATTTGCTTTGGAGTGGCAAGGTTAGCATTACGACGTTTATGGATTGTATCGATCAATTGAGAGGCATGTCCCTGACAAGTTACCGCGTCAGGATTCAGTCCGGATTTCTCAATAAAAGCAAGTTGTGCCGCCGTTGCCGGTGCTTGCTCTTTCAGGTTATTCGGGTCCGGTTGATATTGCTTGCCTTTGTCATCTATCGACATTTCAAATTGAAGCACATCAACCAATTTAGCTTTTTTCTTACGCTGTTCTTCCAGCACCTTGCGTAATGATTCCTCGCGCTCTGCCGCTGCTTCCGATTCAGCCCCGTCCACGCCCTCAAGCAAATCAACCGCTTTACCTTTTGTTTCTTCTGCCAATATTTCAGCTACACGCATTGAGATATCAGCATTATCGCAAACAAGTGAAGCCGGACGGCATAAATCATGCCTGTCAGTGTTCCAAAGGAAATCAAGCAAAAGCAGATGATCCTTGCCCGGGTGAAGCCGTGTGCCGCGGCCGACAATCTGAGCATACAACGCTCTAACTTTTGTCGGCCTGAGGCAAACTATGCAATCCACAGACGGACAGTCCCAGCCCTCAGTAAGAAGCATTGAGTTACAGAGCACCTTATATTTACCAGTTTCAAAATCAGTGATAATTTCAGTGCGATCCTGACTTGTGCCGTTTACTTCTGTTGCGCTCAATCCCTTTTTGTTGAGAATTTCGCAGAACTTCTGGCTGGTGGAAATCAATGGGAGAAATACTACCGTTTTTTTGTCGGAACAATGCATTACCATTTCATCGGCAATGCGCTCCAAGTACGGTTCGAGAGTCGCGCCCAGTTCCGAGGCTTGAAAATCACCAGCGGAAATTTTAACGTTGTTCAAGTTAATTTCCAAAGGGACTGTTTTTGCCTTGATCGGCACTAGAAATCCCTCTTTGATTGCCTTGACCAGCGTATATTCGTAGGCTATCGACTCAAAGTATTCTCCCAGGCTGCGTTTGTCTCCACGGTCAGCAGTAGCGGTTACGCCAAGAACTTTTGCGCTTTCAAAGTGATCCAGTACTCGGCGATAACTAGCAGATATGGCGTGATGAGCTTCATCAACAATAATCGTGTCGAAATAATCCTCTGGAAAAGTTTCAAGCCTTTTGGGGTTTTGAAGCGTTTGTATACTTCCAACAATCACGTTAAGCCAACTATCCCGACATGAATTCTCTGCTTTTTCAAGAGCCGTCCGCAAGCCTGTAGCCTTAAAGAGCTTGTCGGATGCCTGATTCAGCAATTCTTCACGATGTGCCAGTATCAGAACACGGTGACCATTACGAACCCTGTCTTCTACAATTTTAGAAAAAACAATCGTTTTGCCGGTTCCGGTCGGGAGAACCAGCAAGGTTTTATCCGTGCCGATCTCCCAAGTTTCCAAAACCGCGTTTTTTGCTTCTTCCTGGTATTTCCGTAACTGCATTTTGTACCTTTATGTTAGAATTTACCAAGAAGAAGGTTGGGGTGCCGATCCACCTCCCAAGTCATTGGGGTTAAAGCTGTCATCAAGTTCCGGTGGATCAAGGAACTCAATATTATTGCTTTCTCCATCACCTCCGTCTGTCTTTTTGAACTTCCGCACAGTGATCTTACAGCGTCCGGTTGCACCCTCAACGCGTGACCAGTCCATTATCAAAGGTTCGCCATGCTTTTTTTGCCCGATTGAGCGGAACAACTGAGACAATTTCCATTCAAATTTTCTCAGCATGAAGAAGTTTTCCGTAACCTTTCCAACAGGTTCGCCAGCCTGGTTAATTTCTGCGGTGATTACCGCCATGTTGCATTCTTCAACTTTGCCTTTGCCCTCGAAGCGTTTGCGCTCAAACTTGACAATCGTATAATCATATTCACCTGCAGGAATGACTGTAAATTCTCCGCTATCTTCTTTAATTTCATCATTCCAACCTAATTCTTCACTCATGATAAGAGACTCCGCTTATTTGTTAATAGTTTTAGCTATGATTTCCCAGCCGGAAATGATCCGTTTGAGCAAATCTGTGTGATATTTTGTGTACGGCATGTCCGGAGGGCAAATGCCTTTTTTCGCGACTTCGACTTGCAATTGCTCAGGCGAAATTCCAGCCATTTCCATAAGGGTGTTAAGCTGTCTCAGTTCGTCACTTTCAGGAACAGTTTCCGCTTGTGTCGAGGAGGCTTCCTTTTGGGGTGGTGGTGTTTTTTCAGGAGCAGAGGCAGAAGCAGCAGAAGAGGTTGCCGCTGTTTGAGCTGTAGCATTCTGTGTTGATGATGGGACATTAAACAAGCCTTTTATATGGTCAATGCCAAGGTCCATCATTTCGGGCAGATTGAAACGGTTCTTCGCGTCCCAGCAAGCATGGTGTGCTGAATACATAACGCGCCTTGCGCCTTTCGCTTTCTTTTTTCCGTCATTTTCAACTACGATGGTTTTGTAGTTGCAGAATAACAGCAGGTCAGGCCATTCTTTCAAGAGAGCAGAGCCCTGCTTGGTCATTTTCATTTCCCAACGGTCAAAGCCTCCGGATTCTTCCGGCAGTTCCTGGCGCTTCATTTGAGCGTGGGCAAGAAATACAATGTGCATTCCGGTATTTCGGCTTAGACGGCTCAGGCGGTCAATAAGCTTTTTCCAAGCTTCTCCGGCAATAGTGAACCCTTTGCCATACCCGAAATCCTCAATACTCTGCTTATTGGCTCGTTTACATACATCATCCTGTATCAACGTTTCCAGCCAGTCAGCGGTATCAAATACCAGCGTTCTATAGCCTTTATTATCAATCTCCAAGTTATTGATAAGCTGGTGTATCTCTGCCAATGTTTCCAAGTGAATACGGGATACATCTAACTGATTTGTGCCATGCTCCAAATCTACAAAAAGCGGATTGGGGAACTGGCTTGCCAGTGTGGTTTTGCCGATGCCCTCAACACCGTAAATAACCACGCTAAGCGGACTTTTTTGTTTTCCTGTGATAATTTGCATTTTTATTCCTTTCAGACTTAATTTGTGTTTGATAAGATGCGTTCTACTTCCGACCGTGGAACACGGACAATTCGACCAAAACGTATGAGGCTTATTTCTCCTGCTTTTTCCTTGTTCCAAAGCGTTTGACGAGAGATTTTAGCCAACTTGCAGAATTCTTTAGTAGTCAAGCTTGGCTGGTCAACGTCCACTTTCTTTTTGCTGGTAAGAAACTTCTCAAGTTTGCCCGGAGTAAGATCAGGGCAATATGGCGAGAACATTGCCGTTCCAGCAGCCAGCACTGATTGTGGTATTCTGGACATTATGGGCTCCCTTTTACCAGTCGAGTTGTTCGGGTTCAGTTTTTGTATCGTCTATTACCTGCTCCAAAACGTCAATAGGCTCGACGCTTTCGTCGACCGCATAGCCGTCCTCAATGACGATGGTGCAATCATCGGTACGGCTGGTAACTCGGGTGCCAATAGCCTGCAGATTCTCAGCTTCCAGCCAGTTGTTAAGCTCTGTGAGCTGTTCTGCATCGAACATTTCAAGCTTATCAAGCAACAGGAATCCGCATTCCGGTTTGAGCCCTTTGATAATCGCGGTTGCAACACGGATTTGTTCCATGCTGGACATGCAGTCCCAAGCCTTGTTGTTGTAAAGCAGGATCGGACGACCATTAGAATTTTTACCGATAGACAATTCCGGCAAGGGCAGATTTGCGTTATCAAGCAATGCTCGGCGTTCTGTCCGGATTTTTTCAACTTCCTCAGACATTTTGTCGTACTGGCGTGAATATTCCTCGGCTTCTTCCTGGGCAATTTCCTTGCTTTTGTTGGCACGGATTTTAGCATTAGTATTGTCGATATTCTTGATCTGCTCTTCGATTTGAGCCGTTTCCTGAATTTCACCGACTGGGCCAGCCTCGATTGCGGCTTTATCGGCTTCCAGTGTTGCCAATTCCTTACGGAGATGTACAAGGCGGTTATCAATCTCAGACAGTTTGGATTGCCGTTCTCGTACGCGCTGGTTTTCACGCAGTATTTCACTTGACTTATTAATCAAGTCCGCTGCTGAAGCTTCTTTGTCCGGCACATCATGATATTCAGGCATTTCAGCGGCATATTTTTTCTTTTGATCTGCCACTATTCCGAATTGATGACGTTTGTCGTAAGCTTCCTGTTCGCGCTTTTGGATGGCTTCAAGCTGCGGGCCGATGCCAAGCGTCAAAAGAAGCTGTTCAGCTTTTTCCGTTTCAGATTTTGCCATGAATTTCGGCAAGTTGATTGCCAGTTCTTCAATAAATGAATTAAGTAAAGTCTGTCCTGCGCGTTTTCCTGTCGGATCAGTAACCGTCAGAGTGGCTTTTTTCCCTTTTCGCTCAACAAGCAGTCCATTGGATAGTTTGAGAGACATACGGGCATCTGCCATTGTTCCATCATGCTGCAAGGTGCTGGGGCGATGACGTTCTCCACCAAGCGCGAACAGAATGCCGTCAAGGATTGAAGTTTTGCCTTGGGCGTTCTTGCCGCCAATGACCGTTAGTCCTTTGTCATTTGGAGCCAGGCGAACCATGCTAACGCGTTTGACGTTCTCTAGCTCAAAGGCTACGATTTTCACTTTTTCTTCCATTGTACCTTTTTCCTTTGTTAATTATTTTTTCTGGGCGAATCCCAGTTTTAATTCATCTTTTGGGCGATTTGCCACCACAGCGACAGAAGCAAACCGAATGCGATACCACTGCAGAAAATGAAGAGATGTATTTTGAGTGCGTTGAATTTCATGTAGTCGGGTCCTCTGATTGCTTTTTAGATTTCTCCACTTCTTTCAGCAGCGTTTCAAAAACTTTTTTATCCTCCGCGGTTAATTGTTCTTTTCGGGCGATTTCCTCCAATCTCTCAAATTCTTTTTCATCCTCTGGTGTTAACATTTTGCTTTTTTCCTCTTGGGGATTTATATTGAAAGCGCAACGGTTTTAAAACATTTTGCACCGTTGTAGCCCCAGTGGATTCAGCACTGGGGCTTTTGTTTTATTCTGGAAGCAAAACTCCTCCAAGCTCCCCGTAGACATCATATTTATCTACAATGGAATCGATGACTTGTTTGCGGACGCATTCCAAATAAAGCGGACCAGGTTCATTAGAAGTCATTATTTCGTAAATGGCTTCAGGAGTGAGTTGATGATTATAGATATGTATTCCAATACTCTTTTTTAGCCGTTCAAAATTACGTGAAGCTACTTTTTTTACCTGACGGTCAACTCCGGCTTCAAGAGCAGTGTTTACGCTATTTACAGAATAGCTGCCAGTTTTGCGGATTGCAGGAAGAACCTCGGAAGTAACCCACTTGCGGAATTTTTGAGCAATTTTTTTACGGCTTTTGAAAATCAGATGATATAGTCCGGATTCGTTGATGATGAGCATTTTTTGTTCTCCCCCAAGGGTACAAATATTACTTGTCCCTTTTTCATCATCATCTAAGCCTTTAACTGTCATTGAAACATCAGAGAGTCCTAAAACATCGCAAACATCTTTTGCTACAAAATAGATTTCTCTGTTTTTTTCGACCGTTCTTACAGCGAACCCTTCAAATTTAAAATTTTCTACATTGTTCATTTTTGTACCTTTTATTTATTTTACTCATTTTTGGGTTAATGGCGGCAAAAAAACATCTAACGCTTGCCTTACAAGGGAACTCTCTGAAGTAAAATCCTTTTCTGCTTTTTCCTTGAGTCTCTGCTTTATTTCAGCAGGAACTTTAACTGCAATGTGCGCCTTTGGGCTTTTTTCTTTCATTAGCTATTTCCTTATGTGGGTTAAAAAACTTAATTTGATTATAACTCAAAAATGAGTAAAAGCAAGTTTGTTTGCGTAAAAAAATACACGAAAAATATTTTTTAAGTAAAAATGAGTTGTTTTTACACACTTTGCGTACTATATTTAACTATAATAAACCAAAAGCGAGGTATAAATGGTAATCATTGCTAACAATCTGAAACAACTTCGAAAAATCAAGGGTATGTCTCAGTATGAATTAGCCCAAAAAAGCGGAATCCCACAACAAACTATTTCGCGATATGAAAAAACTGGCAATATATCTAAAATTGATGCTTTAGAACGCTTAGCTAAAGCTCTTCATTGCTTAACCTCAGATATTGATCCTCGTCAACTTGACTGGGATGATACTATAAAAACAGATAAATCTTCTACCATGTCAAATGCTCAACCAGCTGATTTAAGCATTTTCAAACAGGTACCGTTAATAAGCTATGCTGCGGCAAAGAGTAATGGAGGACATATGCAGGCAACGGTAGATTCTTTGGGGGATTCGGACGAATATGTTTCTTTCCCTGCCGCCAAGGATACAGATAAAGCAATACAGATATGTGGTGACAGTATGAGCCCGTGGTATCCTGACGGCACGTATGTATTGATCTCAACGACCCAAATGCCTTTGACTGGTGACAGGGTTGTTGTAATAACCGAGGAAGGAGATATTCTGTTCAAGGTCTTTGTGGACGAAAAAGAAAATGTACGCTTAATGTCTATTAATCGTAACAATGGACAGGACATAGTTATTTCAAAGCGTTCTGAGGCAAAATTCTATCCTATCAAGATGTCTCTCCGTGATGAACAGAAACTTGATGATGAAATGAAAGAGGCAGGTATAAAACACTTTTGGGAAAAGTAGTTTTTTAATCTACCTGTTTATTGTGTCTCTTATCTCTGCATTATGGATGGGGAGGGGGAGGAAACGAGTCCCCCCTCCCAATAACGCAGGAGAGAGCACACGCGATGTATGTATATATATCTTTAGATATATAGTGGTATTGTATAGTTCGATACTACACTATCGGTAGTGTGGTATCTTCCATGGTTGCACTGCATATAGTGGTGTTTTTTTGGGACGAATTTAATATATTTATGAGGAGAAAATAATGAAGACTAAAACTGTACTGATTACTATTTTTCCGATCTTAATAATCATTGCCTTGATGGGCGGTTATTTTGTTTATATGGATCATTCTGACCGTCAACGAAAAAAAGAAATAAAACGGCTTATTGTACAGATGCAGACTGAGATTCAGCAGGCAACCTATAATGCGAAAACAAAGAATAAAGCTGAGATCGTTCTAAAGACGGGGGAACTCAGACGGAAGAAAGCTATTGATGCAGCCTATAAGCTAAGAGAATACTCTTTTGATGTATACAATAAGAAGCATCTGGAAGAGTATCCAAATTCTAAACGTTCAGCTCGTATAAATATATATGAAGAAAAAGATATTAATAGCATTTTGGGTGATTTAGAAACACAGTATAAAATAAAAAAATATACAAAGTGGGATGAAGATAAGCGACGATTTTCTTGGTCGCAAGAAGATTATAATCAATTTCGTAAAAAACTGACTGCAGAAGCAAACAAAGAGCGCCAGGCTGTAATAAAAGAAAAGCTCTACAATATTCGAGAGCTCAAAAAAGAAAACGCCTCACATGCTAAAATCATAGAAATTAAAGATAAATATAAGAACCTTATTCAAAAGCTCGAAACGGAGTAA